AATCCATTCTTATCAAGCACACACTATGACACAGAGACAGCGATTATGCTAGAGAGAGCATATGTAACAGACATAGGGAGAGCAGTTGCCTACACTGACGGCGACCGTATCTTCCTAAACACCCAAGATAATTTATTCAAGATACTACCAGCGTATGACGACAATATGTTAAAGTGGTTATTGTGGCACGAAAGAATGCACCTAGAGTTAAAACACCACAACAGGTTTTTCAAATATGTTAGTGAGCTAAACGAAGAAGATACTATCGACGAGTTCCACGTAACAAAAGACGAAGTCAATATTATAATGGACATATTAGTACACGACTGGATGTCTAATAAATTTCCAGAGCTAGTAGAAACAGCAGTGAACAACCTAGCCCAATTCAGAGACAGAAACTCTTTATCATACACATTCAAACATTATACACTAGAGAAAATGCTAGACGAATACGCAAGACACAAACACGGAGAAGATGAAGACAAGAAAGAGGGCGAGGGAGAAGGAGACGACAGTAAAGAAACAGAAGAAAAAGAAGAAGACAGCAAATCAAAAGGTAAGGGCAAAGGCAAAGGAAAAGCAAAAGACAAAGAAGAAGACAAGCCAAAGGAAGACGAAGATAAAAAGAAAGAAGACAAAAAGAAGAAACCAAGTACAGAGAAAGCACACGCAGAAGGGGGACACGACAGCACCCCAAGAGAAAAAACAGGTAAAGATACTAGCGAAGTAGAAACAGAACCTGAAAGTGAACAACCTGAACCTGAAGCACCTGGACATCACGACGAAACAGACTGGTCAAAGCTAGACGACATAGACAGTAAAGAGTTTATAACAGAAAGTGAAGGTAACAAATGGGTAGAAGAAATCAACAGATTAAAGAATGTTAAATTAAGACTAGCAAGAATAACAAAGACATTGAATGGTCTAGTAACAGATACTAAAGTAAGAAGTTATAAGACACCAAGCTATATGCAGACAGGACAGCATACCATATTCAAAGGATCAAAGAAAGGCAGAGCAAGTTTATACTTATGTTTTGACGCAAGTGGTAGTATGGGTGGAGATATGGACACATTCAAAGAAATTATAGGCAAAGCAATTCCACAAGCACTAAAGACACCAACAGTATGGTTTAGTGGGTGGGCATACAGAGACGAAGGCAGAGCAGTAATGAAACGTTGTGCAGACCCAGAAAGAGACGATTATTATAAAGGTACATTCGCAGACTTTATGAATATATCAGCAGACAATGGTTATTCAGACGACGGCGACAGGACGATTGAGCTATGCTTCAAAGCTGAACAGTTAGGATACAGTCCAATAGGAATAACAGACGGTGGTGGTAGAATATCGTGGTCAGTTGATATGATCAAACAACTAAAGAGAACAGTTTTAGTAGGACACAGCGAGGAGTGGCTAAAGGCCGTACAAAAAATAAATCCAAATATTCAAATTATCTATACAGGAAGGGGGTATTAGTATGTATAGAGTAAACAAAGAAACAGGTACAAGTGAAAATGTGTACCTTCAAAACACAGACACAATGGCAGAGATTAACTTAGGAAGAATAACACCAGGACTATTAAGAATATTAGAAATTGACGGTTACAAATTTGACGACACAGACGGAGCAGTAACACTTAAAGAAAAATGGACACTAAAAGTAAGTGACGAAGTAAAAGAACAATTAAGAAAATTAGCAATGCCAATGAAGAAACCAATAAGAGACCAAAGAAAAGTTAAACAAGAAGAAAAGAAAGAAACAAAGCAACCAGTAGATATATTAGATATAATCTATGGGTTAGCGTAATAGAAAGGTAGGAGATAGAAATGAAAGAAATTAAAAGAATAAGAATCAATAAGAACAGAGGCTGGAGAGGACTAGCAGAGCTAGTATGTGAAGACGAGGAAAGAAAGGTAGTACATAAAATGATATTCAGTTTTAGCCAAGCAGTATGGAATGATTTATTACAAGGGTACATAGTTATCCAAGACGAAGACAATTATTTTATTCTAAACTTCGACAACACTGAAAGTCTACCAAAGCCAACACAACAACGCAGTGTTTTAATCAAATCATTCCTTGCAACAGTAGTGAACATTACAGCACATCCAAAGAATGAGCCACTAGATGTACTATCAGATGATTATGACAGAATATATAACTTCAAGAAAAACAGAAATAACCATACAACCAGTGACTGGAATTGTATAGGTGTAAGAGTAATACCAGAAATATAAAGGGGGTAATGATATGAGAATAGCAAAGAAAGATATTGAAAGATTAACTTATGTAGAGAATGCACTATCAAAACGTGACGATCATTTAGCGAAGGTTGTTCACAATGTGCTTCACGAACTTAATCCTGAATTTATATTTATAATCCAGGAAGAAGGTTGCTGGGATGGTGAGCTAATCCATCACACAGAAGCATACGCTTCCTTCGGGGACGCACTGAACAGTTTTAAGAATTTAGCCAGGTCAGCAGGACTTGATATGAGGGAGTGGGTTCGCGACCCCAGCAAACTAGAAGAAAGTGAACAGATTGATGAGGAGACTCAAACAGCAAGTTACAAGGTATGCAACATAGACAATGAAATATATTTTCACGATACTATAACAATAACTAAAAAGGAGGTGGTGTAATATGCCAAACCACGTAATGAATAAATGGAAGATTTCACACATACCACAAGATAAACTTCAATATATATTAGATAAGTTGACAATGATTACAGAAGAAGGAGATAGAATAATAGATTTCGATTTAATTATACCAGAGCCTAGACTCAAAAAAGATTGTCCAGCAGACTGTATAGTGAACAAGGACAGCCACGTAGCAGAAGTAAAAGACAGACCTTGGTTTGACTGGTATGCTTGGAGAAACAAATACTGGAATACAAAGTGGGGTGCATACGACGGATACACATACACAGGTAAGACATATATAATAATGTACTTTCAAACAGCTTGGTCATTTGCAGGACCAGTAGCAATGAAGCTCGCTGAACTAGGATACGATTTAGATTTACAATACGCAGACGAGGACTGGGGTGCAAACTGTGGCCGATTACAATATAATGCAAAAACAAAAGAATGGACACGCTGGAGTATGGATGAACTAAAACCAAACCCAGCAGCGTGGGCAAAGAGACTCTGGGAAGGATAAGAAAGGAGTGAAGTAAAGTGAACAGGATTACATCACCTGGAATGCCAGGTATGAATGATACAGTATTGACATACTACAATAAATATGATATAATATATGGAAGAAAGGAGGAATTGGTATGTTTGAAAAGATAGTAGGACAAGACAGAGCCAAGAGAGCAATAACAGACTGGTACAACTATGAAACACAACCATTACTAATCTATGGTACATCAGGATATGGTAAGACAATGTTTGCTGAAAGTTTAGGAGCAAAGACAGTTGATACGACTCAAATGAGAGGGGACAGATTGAACAGTATGTTGAAGCCAATCAAAGAAGCTGAAGACGGGGACATATTATTCTTCGACGAGATACACAGTCTTCAACCAAAGGTACTTGAAGGACTTTACAAGATAATTGATAAGGGTACATTTTACGATACAGACTTATGTATGGACTTAGAATTACCAAAGGCAAGGTTTGTATTCGCAACAAATATATTAAGCCCTTTACCAGAAGCATTTGTTAATCGTTGTAAATTTGTAGAGCTTCAAAACTATACTGAGGACGAATTAAAACAAATCGTACACAATGTTAATCCAGACCTAGACGAAGAAGCATTACCAAGCATTGTAAGGGCGGCTAAAGGAGTACCTCGTACAGCATTATCTCTTGCCAAATCTATGAAGTCAGCAATTAAATCAGAAAAATTAAAAACAGCAGGTGAAGCAGAAGTGAACAGTCTTCTAGACTCAAGGTTTGCTATAAACGGAGCAACTGGTTTAAGTGATAAAGAATTTCTAATAATGCAAAGAGTAGCGGAGCGAGGAAGATTATCAACAAGTGCAGTAGCCAATGTATTAGGGTGCAGTATTCACGACGCAAAGCAATTATATATCGAACCATTAAGAGCGAGTGAATGGTTAGCCGTATCTAATCAAGGTGTGATTATGGGCTACAAAGGACATAAAAATTATAGACTGTTTGTTACTAAAAAAGACGGGGAAGCCTAGAGCTTCCTCTTTTTTGAGCCTATGCCCAGAACAAATGTTCTTATATGTGTGTCGCGTGTGTGGGTATTTTACCCCGGCGTGTGTTGATTTTACCCCGGCGTTGTTCACTTTTAACGTGAAGGGAATGCCAGGAATGATGTAGAAAGGAGATGATTTTATGAATTACTATGATTTATTAAATGAAAAAGCTAAATTAGGGTTTGATGAGTTGCTTGCATATCTTCAAACAGACAAAAACTTACTATGGACTATCGAATTTGACGATTATGACCATACTACAGAAGTAGAAATTGAAACTTGGGATGAAGAAAACTATAATAGTGAATTTTTAACGAGCTTTGAATTTAATTCATCAGGGAAGATGATCAAATAAAAGTGAACAGGATGTAAGAATGCCAGGGGAGATATTTATATCTCCCAATTATTTTTTTATATCCGTGAATTCTGTTCACTTTCGACACGGTTCGACAAAAAAATTCAATTTTTTGTGTGCATTAAATTTACCCCGGCATACTTCAATTTTACCCCACGGGTGTTCACTTCGGGCAAGAGGTTTCTTGGTGTTGAGAATGAATTTTTTAGGCTCTCTGTTGCTTTGCTTTCTAGGCGTTGCTCTGCTAAAAATTGTTTATAAAAAAGCAAATCAACAGGCTAATTTTTATTTTAGCAGCAATATATCCCGGTTTTCTGTTCAGTCGAATGATATGGTGTTAAATAAAAGCAGAGCAATCGCAGGTCAACGGGGTCTATCCCTACTCTATCAACAATGATATACTGTGATGTTGCTCTGCTGTTGATAAATCTATTATTAGTATATATTTTTTAGTAGATAGATAAAGTCAGTAATGTGTAAAAATATATATAAAACAGAGAAAACGGAAAGCAAATCAACGCAATCGCTCAAACCCTTATAATCACTGCATTTTTTAACGTTGCTTTGCTCAGAGCAACACACGTTCGTTCGTAGAAAAAAATCGACCAAACCATTATTTTTGATTAACGCATTTCCTCTTGACAAATTTTATTTCACCATATATAATGGTATGGTGTAAAACGCACCAGAAAAATCGTGTGTTTTATAAACAATATCAATTATTTATAAACAATCGAAAGGAGGAATAAAAAATGGCATTAAAAAGATTTACTATCGGGCTACCAGAGGACACCTATCAAATTTTAAAAGAACAAGCAGAGCGAGACCACCGTACACTCGGTCAACAAATCGCATACCTATTAGAAGTATACGTACCAGCATACCAAAAAACAATGGAAGTCACATTCCCGGGTACGTTCATAAAGCCGACCTTAGCCGAAAACCCAACAAACGCACCCATATTAACTAACGACACAAACACATACTATAAAAAAAGAAAGGAGCTAATATAACAAAATGGTACTTTTACCGAATTTCACAATACCAAAAAATTTATACCGAGACCTTGTCTCACAAGCTACATACCGCCACCAGACACTCGCAGAAGCTACAAGAGAACGACTAACTACCACATTAAATTCAAACTATTCATTCAATAATAAATGGTCAGAAACATATCGTATTATATGGCAAGGAACTCAACTACAATACTTAAATTATCCTGAAAAAATGAAATTTGATTATGTAGTGGCGCGAAAAACTAATGATGTATTCGCACAAATACAGCAACAGACCGGGTATGAAAACGACGCCTTGGTAAAAGAAATAGTCGCTCGAATAGCGTACACTATGAATGACCCATTTTATTATGAATTTATAGACCGGGAGGACAATTTAGTCCTCTCTCTTTTTTTAATTTCTCCCCGAACTCACGTCCACCGGGAGTGTTGTGTATCCTCTCGTGTTCACTTACAGTTACACAGACTAGATTGCTAATTATATTATTAGTCTTAACCCAGTCTACGTGGTGTATTACACACCCAACCGGGACACTCATACCCGCTTCCGCTTCCCACATAGCCACGTGAAGTCTTTTTCTATCTCCAGAGGTACAAACGTAGTAGCCGGGTCTTCTTGTCTTGCCTATATTTTTTACCCAAATACATTTGCTGGTCTAAGCGGGTACACACTTCACGCCTCTTATTATTGTTCAGCATATCACCAATCATAGTTATTCTACTCCTTATCTCTTAATAATTGATTAAGTCTTACGTTTTCAGCGTGTAAATCGTCTATCATATGGTTCATTTCGTCTTCGTGAGCCTTCATATTTTCTATTCTATCTAATAACATCATTACTATCTGCTCCCAATGATAACCGCCCATAAAATCACCTCCATTATAATAAAGTTCTCTTACTTCCAGTAACAGCTCTGCCAGACCATAAATCTACTGTCGCATAACGTGTTGCGTCAATTCCGTGGTCATTAACACTAGGCCATTCTTGAATAATTATTTCTTTTCCGCCTATATCACGTCTCAAAAATTCAGCACCAACGAACTCAGCCCAACAGCCAGGACACCTTTCTGAGTCAATCCAGATTTCTTTAACGTCACCAAATCCACCAGTTAAGAACTGATATGATACGTCTCTCGAACCCGATACTTTCTTAACCGGGTATATGTTCAACCCCTTGCTTCTCAAGCCGTCGATAATTCTATTATCTATTTCAGAGTTTATTAGCGACGATATATTAACCGACCTATCAAATAAGCCACCGCCACGCTTCAACATCTCAGCGACGTTCATATAAATACCGTCTTCTGACCAACCGATACCTCTTACTTCGTCAGTTATAAATAATATCTTTTTAACTTTATTATAACCTACAACTACACATACAGTAGGGTCAGGTCTATAACCATAGTCCATACCAACAAGCCAACGCCAACACTCAGGACCATTACCAAATTCCGAGGTATCAATATCTCCAACTCTAACGGGTCTAAGTAGTGGGAATACCATAGTAGCCGGGTCTCCAACCTCTCCCATTATGACGTGCTTCCACTCCTGTTCATTTTCTTCCTTCATTGCTTCAGCCATATCATAAACTTGTTGTGGTACGATACCTCTTGGAATATCATATAAATTAACGTGTTTGAAGTAAACCTTTTCGCTTAATTTTTTCCTGTCCTCATCTCTATCTACTTCTTCGATTGCCATTTCTTTTGCGTTGTTCCAACCGATATTAAGCCAGTGTGAAGGTGAGAATGGTGTATTATAAGTAAATATAGTTTCAAATATGTCACCACCACGATATAAAGATAATAACACTTGGTCTACGTCGTGCTTAGATTGAAATTGGTCAGCTTCTTCAAACCATATTAACCTACAGTAACCTCCGGGCCATTTGATAGATTTAACTTTTCCATAGTCCTCAGCAGTATTTAAGTTAGCGAATTTAATTACAGATTTTGTCCCTTTTAATCTAATCTCCATAGGGTTAGTAAGCATTTGCCATTTATCTTCAACTCCTAAATTGATTATAGCATTAGCAATTTCAGCATATACAGAGGTTCTTAATGTATTATTATATTTTCTTAGTGCCAAGCAACACGCCCAGGGTTCGCCCTCTTTGTGAACACTAGCCAGAGCCAGAAGTGTTAAAATTATATGATGAGCCGCCCAGTAAGATTTACCAGAAAAACGTCCACCACGTAAAAACATTTTACGACTTCTCTCCAGCTGTTCACCTATTCCGTCTTCGAGTAAGTCCCAGTAATTCGGCAAAATAATATCACTCATTTTTCGTCTACTAATACTAATCACCCCATTTCTTCACTATTTATACCACGATTTCTTTTCTTTTTCCACTCCAAATAAATTCTTGAACACCGCTTCTAGTACGTTTACTACAATCGAGTTACCTGCTTGTTTATATAATTGCGTGTCTGAAGTAGGCACAGCCTGTGCTTTATCAAAATCTTCGTCACCAAATCCCATTAGACGCCAACATTCTCTTGGAGTTAGTTTTCTAATACGCATATCCGGGGTAACAACACCCCTCTCACTTCCATTTGCCATTAAAGTCTGTGTCATTTCTTTTTGAACATTACCTCTTTGATACTTCATTCTTCCAGAAATATTAACACCGTCTCCTGCGTAAGCCTCTTTATATCCAGCTTTCGTGGCTTCTTTTATTTTCAAACAAGGCTCTATAACATAATTATCTTTTTGTACTGTTGTTATTGTATTACTAATTCCCTGTCTATTTATTTCCAATCTCTGTTCAGTAGGGATACCAGGAGTTCTATCACCTGGATTATCAGGATTTCTCCCCCTGCTCGCAGCAATAACTGGTTCATTAACAACAATCTTTGGTTGACGATTGCCACCTTGCATATCAGTAAGGGTGGGAGCAATACCCTCCCCAGAATACACGCGCTTAACGCAGTCGTGTCCTTTTATGTCTAATTTTCCTACAACTTGAATATAATTGTCTCCTGACCTACACGCTCCAACTCTAGTAGTTACAGTCTTTGCCACACAGTCTCCGTCAGTAGTTTCAAATGCAAATCCATTTCCCTTCGCTCTCTGTCGTTCAGTGTTTGCTATTAGCCCAGCGATTAGCTTGTCACTTAAATAATATTTCTCGTCAACACTTTCTTCTAATACGTCTTTAAGTTTTTTAGTTAATTTGATTTCTGGTGGGAATTCATAATTCAACCCCAAATCTTTCCTGATTGATACAGTGAACACACGCTCCCTGTTTTGAGGAATGCCATAATGTTTTGAATTTAACACTTTATAATAACTATTATAACCGAGCTTATCCATAATTTCCAAATAACCGTCGAAATTATGTCGATTTTTACTACTCAATAAATTCTTTACGTTTTCCCAAACCACATATTTAGGTTTTACTACTTCAACTATATCAACAGTACACCACATTAAACTGCTCCTAGTACCAGAGCCTTTATCTCCTCCAGCAAGTCTACCGGCAATACTAAAATCCTGACAAGGTGAACCGTGGGTAATTAAATCTATTTCTAAATCTTTTAATTTATCTAAATCTATTTTACTAACGTCACCTAAATTCAAATCTTCTGAAACACCGTGTACTGCACAATAAGATTTTGTAGCATACTTATCAATTTCTGAAAACCCTACAAGCTCTACGTCTATACCTATTCGTTTAAGTGCTAATTCAAATGCACCAATTCCTGAAAACAAACTTAATACTTTCAAGCTAAACACCTCTTTCTGTTCACTTTTTATTCATCTGATTCTTCATCTTCATCACTACTGTCTGGCTCAAACTTTCCTTTGTATAAATCGTTAATAAATGTAACACCTTCAATACCTTCTCCTGAGTACATTCCAGTATACATTTCGATTGCTTTTAATCTATCTGCGTCACGAGCGTTTTTGTTTTTTATAATACTACTTAATATCGCTTTAATTCCGTCTTGGTCAACTAAACTATAATCCTGCGCTCTATATTTTTCTATTACAGATTGAACTTGCTTCCAGCCCAATAAATTTTGTTTATCAGCAGAAAGTGAAGTCGGGTCTAAATTACCCCCCATCTGGTCGTCTAAATAAATTATATCTGCAACTGTTTTAACATAATCGTCTTGTAATAACCACATTGCGTCTTTGCATTCTTGTAGCCAAATAGGTTTTAATTTTCTGTATATATTATCAACTGTCTTTTTGTATCTCTCGTCGTCTGTAAGTCTATCGCCTTTCATAAAACTACCAATTAGTTCTTCTGCGTCAAAGACTTCTTCTTTTCCTCGTTTACTTTTACCTCTAGGCATATATTCACTCCCCTCCAATACATTATTAAACAACTAAAATAGCCGATTGCAAAATGTAAGCCGTAAATAAATCCGGTCGTTCACTTTTAGATTTTTTAGAAGTGCGGATAGAAACCCTCCGCACAACCAAATTACGCACAATAAAATTACTTTTTTCATTCTTCTTCGTCCTTCTTTCCTATAAATAATCTATTTAAGCTCATACCTTTATCATTTCTAGTTTTTTTCATTTCAAGCTCATAGCCTTTTTCTGTTAGTTTACTTATAGTTTTACCAAGTTTCATTGAAAATGCTTTTTCTTTCATAGCTTGGTCTCCTGTTGCCATTTCACTGTGCCAATCTTGATATTCTAAATATAATTCTTTTGTCCAAATATCCTCTTTACGTTCAACCACATACCATTCTAGGAATTCTTCTAGCTCGGCGTCAAATCCACCAGAGAAAGTACCTTCTAGTTTTTCTCTCATATCGTCAGTATCTTCTAGTTTTAATTTTCCTAACATCCAATCTATATACATATATCTAGCTTTATTCGCAAACCAAGCCAAACTTCCGTGGTCTAAACTATCTAATACACCAGTCTCTCTTGTGTGCATTTTCATAACTTTAGTACCTCTGTCTCCATAAGCACTCTCTTTCATTCTGTATTCAGCAACTGCTGCATTATCCATTGTGTTCAGTACCAGCTTCCACTGCAATAGCTCATCTTTAACACTATCATCAACGTGGAATTCAGTAGGTAGTATTTTTACCCTACGTCTCATACCTTCTGATTTATCATATAGTTCAAATTCAAAATTAGTACAAGCAATAATCTGAGGTAGTACGTCTAGTTTCTTTTTAGGTTTGAATTTTTCATTTATATAAACAGTATCTGTACCAGTTACACCACCTTTAATATATGAAAATGCGTCTCTATTATATACTCTATTTAAGTCGTCTATTACGCATAAAATACCGTGGTCTAGGTCTTCACCCCAAAACTTATTATCGTGAGGATTGCTGTCAAATATCTTACTTTCGTTAAACATATCTTCACCCAAACATAGTCTGATTAGAGAGGTATAAAGAGATTTTCCGTTTTGTCCTCCACCTGCAAGTATTACTATCTTTTGAAGTTGATTAGCGGGTATCATACTAGCCCCAGCTATTACCCAAAGCCAATCTTGAACCATAGGTTGAGGAATACCTTTTGCGTTTCTTGATAATTGAGATATAAACCAATTTATATTTTTACCCAAATCTTCTTCGTGTTCTTCAACCCATTCTTTCGGATACCAATTCCACTTAAATATTACGTCTGTTGGAGGTCTAGTGCCAAGCCAAGAAAAGTCGTATGCGTCTGGCGCTATACAAGATAATATTTTATTTTTACAAATTACATAAGTGTCATTACGTCTTATTATTTTGCTATTAGCTGCACACATTTGCATTAACTGCACCTCCACTTCTTTGAAATACGTTTCTTTGAAATTCTGTTCACTGTGGTCTTTCAACGCTTGTCTTGGTACGGTCAAATCGGTCTTATAATCATAAGGACCTTCCAACTCTTTATAGAATAACTTTTTGAAAAGTCCGTCATCTCCTGCTCCTGTGCCATAGAAGTCGAATTGCTTAAATAAATACTCCGCTGCTCTACGTTCGTCTATCTTTTTATCGTCTTTTGATTTTACTTTCTTCCAATGTCTTTCCTTTTCATCATAATCCCAACCCTCGGAAGATAACATTGCTCCATATTCTTCCCAACGTTTAGGTAGGTCTCCAAATAAATCACTATCACTCATAGCTGTACCAATTTTAACTAAATATTGGTCGTGTATAGCTTGAATTAAATCCTTAAACTCACTCATTTCAAAACCATTACTTAAACCAAAATAACTACAACGCTCAACTATGAAGTTATGTCTTGAGCCTTCGGTCATTTTCATCAAAGTTGTGAACGGATTATCTTTCAGCGTATATGTTACCGCGTCTTCTTTTGTCCTGTCACCAGTTTTTCCGCCTTTATGTAATTCAGTATCTTTTAACTTTCCCCATAACCAGTATGGAAGTATGTCCAAATCTTCAATGTTTATAGCTTTAGGTGCGATTAACTCACTAGGTCTCCAACTAGCTCTTTCGTCACGCTCCATACCACATACTTTTATAATTTGAACACTACCTGGACCTTTAGTATCAAACGTATAACCAAACCAGTTAGTAGCTCTAGTCATTTCTTTTTTATAAAAATCAGGTTTACGGAATAAAAAATGATAACCCTTTACTGTCTCTAATATTAAACATTTTAGTTTAGAACGTATGATGATTTCATACATTTCAGCTGCTTCAGTAGCGTTATCATAATCTATGAACACGCAATCATCAGGTACAACTCTGGCGTAGTTAGGACCGTCACCACTATCTATTTTCAAATCGTCATAACTTAATAATTTTTTACGTCTTGGTGCTTTACTATCGTTGTATAATTTTATTTGCTCTGGGTCGTGTTCTTTAAATTTTTCAATATTAAATTCACGAGGTGTTTCTGGCAACTCGCAGAAAGTAAACTCTATTGTTTTGCTCATTATAAAACACCTCCATCTGTTAGAACTTTAAATATTTCAGCGATATATTTTATTATATCCTGTTCAAAGATGGTCAGGTTCTTGTAGTTAGCATATATTTGATTTATTTCAGCCATTAAAATAAGGCGGAAGTCAGTTTCTTCAACGTCATCACGCTCACGTATCTCATTTAATTCAGATACAATAGTGGTGACAGCAAATCTTCTTTTCGCCCTATCATAAGAATCCTCCCCTCTTTTCACATAATCTGCGACTACATACCATAGACCATTGGGGATTTTCTCTGTATTTTTTCCTAATTCAAAATCAAGTTTAGTTATTTTTAACATTCTATCGTCCTACCTTTCTACTACTTACTTATTTTATCCATTTTTCTTTTTCACATTTATAAACTCTCATATCAGTTACATAGGTGTCAAAGAATTTATCGTAATATTCGTCATTCATATCGCAAAGAATAACATCCGCTTGGTTCACTGCTCGTAAGAGACTTCCCGAACCTGCGAAGAAGTCCCCAATGACACAACCCTCTTGGTCTGCGTCTGATAGCCATACCAAATGCTCTAATAATTTTCTAGGTTTTTGACAAGGGTGAGCTAGTTTATCATCCCTATAATTTCCTTGAGGTTTAGCGAATTTTAGTACACTTGTCTTATCCCATAGTTTTGCTTTTTTATTTAATCTTGCGTTACCTTTTCTTACTACTATAATTGGTGTTATGTCATAACTAAAATCACCTGTTATACTACTTATCATATTCGGTTGTTGCCAAAATATTACACGGTTGACGTCGAATAATTGATACGCCAAATATAAATATTTCATACTCCAAAATATGAACATAAAACTATCGTCTGCTAATTTCTGATGAGCTTTACAATACCAAGTATAACAATAATTCTTGTAGTCTTCTAATTTAGATTTTTCTTCCCACGGAATAGCAACTTCAAATCTAGGAGTTACCATACCTTTTTCTAAGTCACTCTCGCTAGGAGAGACCTGTGCTGTGTATCGTGAATGGAATATTGCTGCTCCATTTTTGTTTTTCATATTACCTGTTAATACGTTGTAGGGCGGGTCTATTATCCAGCAGTTAACACTTTCGTCCTCCAACTTATCTAACCATTCCATACAATCGGCTTTTGTGAATTTTCTATGACTGTAAGGATTTATGGTATTATCTCGTTTCATACTACTGTAAACGACATCTGCCATACGTGTACCTCCTACTCTAGTCCTAGTTCCATCTTTGAATTTACATACTCAACTATATGGTTTAAATTCGGTTCAATTTGTCTCCATATATCAATCTTTTCATAATCGTCTCCGTGCAAATCAGAAACATAAAATTCACATTCTGTTTTGCTCCAGTAATCATACATAAATACAGTTTTTAGATATTCGCGTAATATACTTTTATTATGAATGCTCTTTCTTCTTACTTCGTTTGCTATATCTTCTTTTCTCCATTGTAATATATTGTAGTTTATTACTTTTTTAGTATTAAAATCCCAACGAAGTACATACCATTCTAAGTTAACATTTTTTACTTTCATAATATCACTGGCTCCCTTACTATACCTTTTCTTTCTTTTTCTTTCTCTGCCTCTGCTATTTCTCTAAAGTGTTTATTCCATAATTCTAATATAGCATTACCTAGTTTTTTATCTATTGGAAATTTAAACCAACGATAACCAGTTTTAGTAAGGCTCAAACATCTTAATTCGTCTATTTTTTTCGCTAAGTCTTTTTGCTCTTTATTACCTTTTAATAACATCATATAATATAATTGAAGTTGACATTCGGTCGACCACTCGTCTAAGTTACTACTTGTTTTCCAGTCTATCATACATATTTTATCATTTACGACAGCTATACAGTCTATTATTCCTTTTACACCTAACTTCTTATTTATAATACGTTGCTCTGTATATAGTGGGTGTATATCCCAGTCTATTCTTTCTTCTAACCACTCTTTAAAACGAGCTTCGTATTGTGTATATTCAAGACCTAAGTGAGGCTCAAACTCGTCTTCTGGCTTAAATCTACGGTCATACCAACCTAACCAATCTTCTATATATTTATGTACCGCAGTACCTCTTTCTCCTGCTGCTTTCAATATTCTCTCTGGAATATCCATTTTTTCAAATTTATTACCAAAAATTGCATTTAGAACGCTAGTGACACCCCTATAAGGAGCGTCAAAAAATTCGCTATCGCTATAATCTTTCATTTCAATCTCCTATTTCTCATTTTTCATACATAGCATATCATTTTTTATAAAAATTTTCAATAGATTTTATGAAATTTAGACAAAAAATCTCTTGTCCTTAGAAAACCCGCTGTCGTAGTAGGCTCAAGGGTTGTAGCGTTATGTAAACTAACTAAAATAACGCTCGACTTTACCCAAAACACGAGCGCAAAAATTTTTTAGAAAAAAGACAACAAACCTATTGACTTGTTGATAATATTGTTGTATAATATAGATATAGGGACGCAGGAAATCCTTATGCAAAGGGTAGGAGCTAGAAGTGTGAGACCGCTTCTATAACTTATGAAACAATACCCTTTGCCCCCAATATTATATATAAGAAAGGAGAAGTTATGAAGTTACCAAAAGATATGAAATTGTCGCCCCACGCACGACAAAGATTATTAGAAAGAAAAGACGTGGATATGAAATATAATACGAGTAATATTATGAGAAGTAGTGTCAAGTGGTATGGAAAAGATGATTTAATTCACGATTGCGCACTGTATAGACATTGCTGTTATACGACCAGAAAATCAAACCAGATAGGGTATATTACTGACGGGGACATTGAAGTTATATATAATAAAGGTACACACGTAGCAATTACGGTATTAGAAGTAAAAGATAAATTTAAGCCTATAACTCAATTCATTAAACCCGAAATATTAAGATATAGGGAGAAGAAAAAGGAGAGAAGAAAAATGGAGACCGAAAACCAAAAAATATGTGTAGATTGTGGAAAAGAGGTAGAAGAATTAAACTCACACGGAGTATGTGTAAGATGTACAAGAAGAAAAGCTAATATGAAAGCTAGAGGAAAAGCATATATTCGTTATTTAGATTTATCCGATGAAGAAAAATGGAGAATAGATAGAGCGATAGAAGGACAAAATAAGAGACACGAAAAACCAGTAGAACCTGAACCAGAATTAACTGTACCAGATAACGACAGTTATTATTCTTCAAAAGCTAATGGGGGCGAGGTAGAGCAACACCCTATGATGAAACCAATTAAGAAAGCGTTAGACCCATTATCCGACCAAGATAGTTTTATTAGAATATTAAGAGAATGCGGTTGTGAGATACCAGACGAAAGTTTAGAGGACGTATTAGACGTATTAGTAAATACTGATAAATTAAAAGATATATTTATGACTATTGCAAAATCTAACAGTCAACAAGCAATGCTTGATTTAGAGCAAGCCTTGAATGTAGTAGAAAGAAAATTACAACACGACTGGGAATATAATGGTTTTCAAGAGGCAGACGATATAAAATTCAAAGGTTTTTTAACTTGGAGACGTGTATTAAAAGGAGCTATATTCTTTTGGAAAAAACTATATCAAACAAATACTATTATAGAAATGCAAAGAGCTTGGAACGCTTATACGCAAGACCCTAATGATAAGATACTACTTGCGGGGGATAGAATAGATAGTACAATGAAACGTTATCAAATTACTACTGATAGTATATCTACTATATTCAATACTAGACGTCCATTCACAAGAGTATTTTATGCAACAGACAAAGACGTAGCTTATAATATGTTCAAACAATGGATGGCTGATAGAAATTTACACGAAGACCCTAAGAAAACTACTATTGTTGAATTAAAAAACGACGGTAGTGAAGACGGAAGGGAGAAATAAAATTGCAAAAGTTGATTGATATAACTGGGAACAGATATGGATATTTAACTGTTTTAGGATTTAGTCATATGGAATATAGAAAAAACGGTAAAAGTCGAAGTGTATGGAAATGTGAATGTGATTGTGGTAATATAATATTGTTACGAAAAGACCAGTTTATATATCCATATAGTAATTATAGGTCTTGCGGTTGTTGGCACAAAATAGAAAGTAGTCGACGCCCTAAAGATAAATTAGGTAGATTTAAGAAATTAGAAAGGGGTGAAAAGAAATGACAGAAAGAGAAGAACAAGCTAATGCTGTATTACAAGACATAGCAAAAGATATTAAAGCTAAACTTCCAGAGAATTTTGGGTTTGCATTACTTGCTTATGAATTTGGAGAAGGTGATGATAAAAAAATGTTATATATCTCAAATTCACAAAGACAAGATGTTATGAATGCAATGGTTGAATTCTTACAAAAGAATTTAGACGACCCTAAAATGTTTGGAAAGGATGTATAGTTATGAGTAGTACCTGGAAAAAGTTACAGAAAGCAAGTGAAGATTTTGCTATTAAAAAGTATTATGAAAGTATGACCCCTGAGATGTATCAAGAGGGTATACAAAGAGCTATCAAAATGACAGAAGAAAGATTAACTAAAGAATATAACGCAGAGCTAATGCGTATGGGGAAAGAATTTAATCGTAAACTTCAAGAGGGTACACTAATCGCAATGGACACCCTCGCTACAGAAATGGTTTACGAGTTGGGGAATATATTAGAATGTTATAAGGACGAGCCTGAATACTTAGACCAAAAGATAGATATTGTTCAAGGTATATACGAAACTGCTATGAAATCAATCGAGGACTATGCAAGTGATAAATATAAAAGTGACGCACAGGCTCAAAAAGCATTTGAAAAGAAAAAGAAAACTATTCAAAAAGTTTTTGGAATGGAGCCAGATGATGGGAAGAAAAAAAGTAAATAGTGATAAGAAAAACGCTAGTGTAGATGATTTATGCGATTTAATAAATGAAAAGTATAATCTGTTACCTAGTAGTATTGGTAGTATTGAGTACCATAGTGATATGTGCGAAAGCTCAATAGTACAAATATGTAATAAAGCTCGAGGACATAGACAGCTCATAAGTGGACCCGAGCCAGTATTAAAAACATATTTAAGAAATATATTAGAAGATAAAACTATATTGAATTTTTGGGCTATATAATTTAAGGAGGAGAACCTATGTTATTATACGATTTTGAGGTATTCAAGCACGACACATTACTTGGAGTTTTAGATGAGGAGACCGGGGTAGTTACCCAGTTGTGGGATATTGATGAAATCAAATCGTTCACCAGAAAGAATTTAGAAAACATTTGGGTAGGTTATAACTCTGCGCATTACGACCATATATTGCTACACGGAATTCTGACTGGGAAATTAACTACCGAGGATAGAGTTTTTGCGTGTAGCAATTCTGTTATTCACGCACAGGATTATGATATACCAGTATTCAATGTATTAGGGAAGTATGACATTACAGACTTTTATCAATCGCCGATTTTAAGTTATGACGTTATGGGGGACGGTTCATTTTTCTCATTAAAACAGCTAGAAGGTTTTATTGGAATGAGTATCGTAGAAAGTGTTGTGCCATTTGATATAGATAGAAAATTAACACAAGAAGAAAAAGATGACGTTGCAAAATATAACAGAGCTGATTTATTTGGTACATTAGAAAGATTTAAGCAAAGAAAAAATACATTCAAAACAAAAATGTTACTTGTAAAAGAATTTGGACTACCTATAAATTATGTATGTAAAACAAACGCAAAGCTAACAGAGACTATATTGTTATCACAGAATAGAGGTGTGAATACTAGAGCAAGAAAGAATTTTCAATTATCAACATTACCTTGTAATTGGGACGTGCCAGAGATAAAAACAGTATTTGGATTTTTCTTAGAAGCCTTACGTGAGTTAGAAAAACATAAATGGGACACTAAAAAGTGTGATAAAACAAAGTTAAGTATGAATATAGATATATTAGGAGTAGAGCATACATTTGCACTTGGAGGAGTACACGGAGGAATTAAAAATTATATATGTAGACCAGAAGACGGAAAGAAAATTATTTGGGTAGACGTATCTTCACTATACCCTAACATATTAGTACAATGGGATTTATTATCAAGACAAATTGATAAACGTGGTGTTGAAGCGTTTGGAAATATGGTTCAAGTTCGTATGGATATAAAAGCTAAAATGCACGACGAAGGATTGAGTAAAGAAGAAAAGAAGGCACTAAAAGACCAAGCAGCAAGATATAAACTTATATTGAACACGACTTCTGGTTGTATGAAAGATAAATACAAAAAGATTTATGACCCTGAATATAATACTAAAATGTGTATGTTAGGACAATTATCTTTATTAGATTTAATTTATAGACTTCATAATGCTAAACGCAGAAAGAAACCTATGTGGGCTGTAGACCCTAGCACAATTAAAGGTGTATATAGAGTGGGTGATAGTCTTGACGGAGAATATTTTAAACTAATTCAATCTAATACTGATGGTATCGCATTAGAATTATTAACTCCGGACGCAGAGGACACGATTGACCGAGTATGTAAAGACTGGGAAAAAGATTGGAGATTTAGTTTAGAGAAAACTGTTGCCGACAACTTATATGAAAAAGACGTTAACAATTATGTATTTAAAGATAGTAGCGGAAAAGTAAAAGTTAAAGGAGCGTATGTGACGAAATATGACGACGGTAATGAACAGGATACGCTATCAATTCTTGCTAAAGCCGTAGTTGAATATTTCTTAAATGGAGTAGATATTAGGACTACTATTTGTAATCCAGAAAATCCAGCAACTGATTATCAAATGATTAAAAAGTTAGGGAATATGTACGATACCCCAACTTGGAAAAAAGATTCAGGAGACGAAATAGTACAGAAAGTGAACAGGATATTCCCAAGTGTAGATAAAACTCTTGGTGGTCTATTCAAACATAAAAGAGATAAAGAAATAGGCTCACTTGATAAAGTTGAAGGTACACCAGAACACGTGTTGATAATTAACACTGATATACGTGGAAAGAAAATAGGAGAGTTAGATAATATAGATTATGAGTGGTATATAGCAGAAGCTCAAAAGCGTATCAACGATTTTTTAGGAATAAAACCAGAAAGAAAAACAAGAAAAAGAAAGGTGGAAAGCTAAAATGATATATTTAAAAATTTATATAATTACATTGATAAGTGCGACATTATTATTAAAATTTATTAGTATTATAAAGAAAAAATATGCTTATGGAATAAAATATGCGGTTTTATGCTTCCTACTATTTTATTTACCAATATTAGTGTATACAGTATTTTCGTAAAAATTTAAGATAAAGTATTGACAAACTACTAAAAGTTGTGTATAATGTTTATAAAAGAAGGAGGTTATAATATGGACTTAGAAGAATTCAAAAAAGATAGAGACGAAGCACTTGCGAGTGGAGACCCAGATAAAATGAAAGCATATTGTAAAAAGTATGACATAGATATACCAGAAGACGAGAATGTATTTCTAGCAGGTATGCACAAAGCTATTTGTAATATGTTTTTAATGCCAGGCACTAAGATTAGTTTAGACCAATATGAAAAAAGTTATAGTTGGCTTACAGCAAACGGCTATACACCGTCTGTCACAGGAGGTGAAGAATAATGGACCCATTTTTAGACCTAATATTGTATGATATTGACCCAGATAGTATGACAGAAGTTGAAAAAGAAATTTTGCTAGACGAAATGTACGAGGGAGGTGAGATAGATGTTTAGAAAACTTGCCGACGTACCAGAATGTTTAGGAAATATCAACGGAGTAGACTATGACGCAGACATATCTGTTAGAGCAATTAAAGATTATGACACAATAACTAAAGGTAAAATATATCACGTACATAAGATAACAAGTTATGGAGACCCATTTGACGTATGGATAACGAATGACAGAGGAGAGGAAGAAGACTTCGGAGAATTTTGTTTTGAAGATATAGATTAGTAGAAAGGTAGGAAATTAAAATGAATTTATTTGAAAAAAGAGAAGAAGAAAGAAGTGTAGCATATAATGTTTACACAACAAGAGATTATTCGATATTCAAAAGATTAGTAGGAAACAGAGATATACCAGAGAGTAGAATTAGTAAGATAGTAGATAGTATTCAAAAAATAGGTTGGATACATAATCCTATCGTAGTAAATGAAAATATGGAAGTAATCGACGGTCAAGGTAGACTTACAGCACTTCAAAGATTAAAAATGCCAGTGGAGTATATCATAGCCCCAGGAGCAGGTACAAAAGAGTGTGTTTATATGAATATGAATATGGTAAACTGGAAATTACCAGACTTTATCAAGTCATACGCAGAACAAGGAAACGAAAATTATCAAAGATTATTAAAACTTATGAGTAAATACGCAAATGGAAACTTAGATATAATTTCAACAGCAGTTTATAGAGTATCAAAATCAAAACATAGAGATATAAAAGAAGGTATTTTGCAATTAACAGAGGAGCAATATGAAGACGCTATACCTAGACTAGAATTTATTAAACCTTTATTAGAAAGTATTGATGAAAAGAAAATACCAGGAAGTTTAGTAACACTTATGCAAACTGTTATTTATTACTTTGATTATCCAGAAGTTGATAAGAAAAGACTTGCTTATAGTGTAGAGAAATATATTTATAATGCAACACCTTGGGTATTAAATACTGACTGTGAAAGAGAAGTTGAAAATGTATATAACTATAATATGAAGTTAGAAGATAAAATTTCAATAGCTCATTTAGTTAAAGAAGAAAGAATGAGAAGACAATTAGAATTAAATAAAGCAAATCAAGCTAGAGCATTTGAAAGAACACAAAAAGGAATTCAAGGATTTATTACTAAAACGGAGGAATAATACGTGAAAAGTAAAAAATATAAAGAAATATTTAAGTTAAAGAAAATGCTTGAGGACGCAGGAATTCCGTTCAGTTGGAATGAAGGTTGGGGCTACGACGAAGAAAAGTTAAAAGAATTACGAAAAGTAGCTCCCGACCTAGTGGAGCATTATCAAATCTGTTATCCTGTATTCGATAGTGAACATAGATGGATAAGCGTGATTGAAGGTTTTGGCACATTTGGAGCCGAGAAAGATAGATTAGAAATAATGGGAGGCTTTACTCCTTGGGAAAGATATGAGTATGGAGACGAACCTGTTATGGGTGGATTGACTGCTCGTAATGTATATCAAAGAATAAAAAATCATTGGGAGGAGCATAAAATATGAAAAAGAAAATAATTAAAATTGACGAAGAAACATTTGAAATTACTGAAATGTACGTAGACGTAGAGGAAGAAGAAACAAAAGATGGGGCTGTTGGTGATGTAATATCTGACTTCGCAGAAGCTCTACGCAAAGCTATGGGTTGTACGTCTGATGAATTTTATGATAAATACCAAGCTATGAAAAAAGCAGAGGCAGAATTCAAAGAAGTATATGAACCATTAAAAGCAGAAGTTATTAAATTACACGAAACACAAAACTTACCAAAAAATGTAATAGTAGGTGGAGCAAAATTAACTTATGTTTCTCCTAGTACAAGAAGTACAATAGATAGTAAAAAACTAAAAGAGGAGGAGCCTGAAATCGCGAAGAAGTTTACCAAAACTACACAAGTTGCTGCGACTGTAAAATTAGAAGATATAGGAGGTAAATAATGAGTGATAGAAAAGCGTACCAACGCGAGTATTATAGAAAAAAGAAAGAAGAACGTCAAGCGTACTTCAAAGAATATTATGAAAAAAATAAAGATAGAATAAAAGCTCGTAATAATAAACATTATGCTGAAAGTAAAGAGTTACAGAAAGAAAAGAAAGACAATTATGAAAAATTTTACAAGGAGCATAAAGACGAAAGAAAAGAATATTATAAAGAGCATTATGAGAAAAACAAAAAAGAAAGACAAAAATATTATAGAGATTATTATAAAAGAAAGAAGGAGGCTCAGTCTAATGAAAACTGATTTATATGTGTATCAAAGAGTTACAGCAGACGACATATATTATAGAATGAGTAATACAGACCAACGTGGAGCTTATTTAGGTTTTGATACAGGTACAGGGAAGACTGTAACCTCCCTTTCTGTTGCTGAAAAATTATATAAAAATCATATGATAAAAGGCGTAGTAGTAATATGCCCAGTTTCAAAAGTAGACGACTGGAAAAGAGATTTAGAATACGAAGTACCTGAAATAGAAATGAAATTTGTGTCTAGTTTTCAAAGTGCTTGGAGAGAAAAAAACAAAGCTAAAATTGAATATGTATGTAAAATGGTGGACGCTTTAGTGATAGTAGACGAAGGTCATAAAATGAAGACTTATGATAGTAAACAAAGTAAATTCATACAAGCATTAAGTGAAACGTATAAACCTTATATGCTAGTGCTTAGTGCTACACCACAAAATAAAAAATATATAGATTTATACCCACAATATAAAGCCTTAGGACACCCATTATTTAATATTAAACCAAAAGATTTTAAGCAAAGATTTTGTATTGAAGCTCAAAACTGGAATTTAGTTAGAGCAGGAAAAGCTCGTTTTCCGTTCAACGAAATAGTAGGATATAGAGAAACTGAAAAAATGGACGAGGCTGTAAATGATTATACTTATTATAAAAAATATGAAAGTGAATATGATCGTCCTATTGAGATACCACAGTTATTCAAAATGACTTCTGATATGAAATATTTTAAGGAGAAAAAAGTATGGCCTAGAATGGACGAGAAATCGTTTTTAAGCGCTTTAGAAAGGGGAGACGATAAATTACTTAACGAGGATATAATAATCGCTAATAGACCAACCTTGCACCATATTTATATGCGTGAAAGTTGTAGTGGATTTATATTTGATAAATACTTAAAGGATAATCCAAAATTACAATGGTTAGAAGACTTTTTAGATGGAAATGAAGGTCGCATTGTTGTATTCACTAATTTTGTAACAGAAACTTATATTATAAAAGCATTATGTAATAAACAAAAAAGACATTGTGTCATTTACGACGGAGCGCATAAAGACTTAAAAGATTGGTATGAGCAAGACGATTGTGTTGCTATTGTAAACGTAGTAGCAGGAGGAGCAGGTCTTAACGATTTTGCTAAAACTAATATTGCTATATTCTTCTCACCACCAGAAAATCATATAGATTTTGAACAAGCAAAAGGTCGTATAGATAGAATTGGTCAAACAAAGCAACCTGTATATTATTATCTTCAAATTATGAATTCTGTTGAGCCAGCTATTTATAGAAACCTAAAAGAAGGTAAAGATTTTGATGATAGAATGTTTGAAGAATGGCTAGAGAAGGGGGAATAACTGTGAGAAGAAAGAAAAAGGAAGAACCAGAAATTTATCATACTCCGTTTGGGTCAACAACTGTAAGACCACCAGAGTATGATTTAAGCCCCTATTCAATAGAACCTGATACAATAGAAGTAACTTCATTGGGAGACCCATATAAAAGTTATATACAAAGTCCATTTACAACTGGTACTTCTTTAACTTATACAGGTTCTACTGGTGAAACCAGACACGTATATTATCCACCAAAACATTGGGAACCCTATTTAACTACGCTGGATTACGAAGATTTTATGAGAAAAATTGGAAAAGAGGAGGAGGCAAAAGTGAAGGTAAATGTAGAAAATTTCAAAGGCAAGTATGTATGCTGTGTTAAAGATACACCTGATTTATTGCCAGAAAAGATACTCGTTACTTTGTCTGCGGTAAAAGGTAGGTTAATGATGGAAATTGCACCCATTCATATAAAAGAATTTCAATGTAGTATGACCCCCGCAGTAAGGAAAAACATAATTCAAGCTAGTAAACGAGCTAGAATGTATGGAAAGAAAATGCCAATTATTGCTCGTTTTGATGAATACGGTAGACCGCTTCCTGAACAGATAGAAATAAATGACTCACCAGGAGTTAATTTAAGAATTTTAGACCCAGCTGATTATGGAGAATTATATCTTGAATTAGTTGCTATTGAATTTCCTAATAATGAGTATAAAGTTGCTAGAGACTGGACTTATACAGGAGGATTTGATGAGGGTATTCCATTCTAAAAATTATTTATGAAACAGACAACAAACCCATTGACGATTTAGGTCGATTGTGATATGATATGCACAAAGGAGAAATGAAGAATGGGAAAAATAATTGCACTTATTTTAATTTTAGTTGTTTGTGGTATATTATGGGCATTTCCACTATGGGCGGTTGTTAATTTTGTATGCTGGGCGTTCCATTTATCCTTTCATTTGAGCTACTTACAAGCATTTGCGTTATGTTTATTAGCAAGTGTAATAAGAAGTTTATTATTCAAAAAGGAGGATAAATAATATGGAATTTGTATCACCAGTTAATCCAAAAAATATTTGGACTTTATGTTTCAAAGACAGAGACGAAATGAACAGAATATTTTATGAAAACAGACCAATCGACCAAGAGGCTAGATTACACGGAATAACAGAATATATTTCACAAACTATTTATATTGATAAAGATTTAGACGGCTTTCTTTTAGGAAAAGCGTTAAGACACGAACTTACACACGTTTACTTATGGGAAACAGGACAACAAGATAGAGTTTTAAATGAAGAAGAAACAGCTGATTTTATGAGTGTTGCTGGACCAGTTATATGTAAATGTGCTGATAATTTAATGCTTAGACTAAGAGAGGGGTTATATAAAAATGGGGAATTATAAACCACACAAAGAGAAAGCTATTGAAAATGAAATTAAAGAATATATAACAAGTCTAGGTGGATTATGTTATAAAATTCACGGCGGAGACTTATATCAAGAAACAGGTATACCAGACTTATTATGTTGCTGGGGAGGATTATTCTTCGGTATAGAAGTTAAAGACCCAGGAGGAAAACCTAGTGCTATTCAATTAGCACAAGGAGCGAGAATTAAAAAAGCTGGAGGGCATTTTATTATTGCTAAAAGTTTACAAGATGTAAAAGACTATGTATGGAAAGAGGGGTTAGTAGGACTATGAGTATGTATGACAAAAGTTATTGTGCTACAGAGTGTGAAGATTGTAGTTGTGAACGAAATATAAAATTTAATAAACCAGAAACACAATTTTATTCTATGGCTACGTTTGATGATAGTAACCCAGACAAAATGCACAAACGTTGTCCTTGGAGAATAAAGAAAGGAAGCTAATATGGAAGACAAATTAAAAGAATTAGAAAAAGAAAATCATAATATGAGAGAGCAACTTCAAAACTTTATACCTCGTAGACGTGTGCGTAGAGTTTATAAAATGTTGGGTAAAATTTTAGACGAAGATACTGACACCACTTTCTATGTAACTATGTTAAAGGATTTTATAAATAAAATAGAAAAAGAAGGGAAAGCTGAAGCAGGACAAGAAATAAAAACAGCGATTGAACACCTGCTTTCAGTTAGAGAAAGATAATGATTTATTTCACAAGTGACCTACATTTAGGTCATAAAAATATTATTGAATATGAAGATAGACCTTGGAAAAGTGTAGAAGAAATGACTATAGGTCTTATTAAGAATTGGAATGAGGTAGTTAAACCAAACGACGAAGTATATATTTTAGGAGATTTTGCGTTTCAAAATTCATATATGACACCGTTTTTAATAACAGATGTGTTAAGTCGACTAAACGGAAAAAAACATTTGATTATTGGAAATCACGATACATATATAAATAAGCAAGCATTTAATCCTAGATACTTCGAGGAGATGGTTCACTATAAAGAGCTAAAGATAAACGGTAAATTTATAATTTTATCACATTATCCAATAGAAAGCTGGAATTGTAAAGAACACGGAAGTATTCACTTACACGGTCATACACATAAACCAGATAATCGACCTGATATAAATAGATATAATGTAGGGTGTATGTTATATGATTATAAACCCGTAACACTAGATTATTTATTGAAAGGAGGGTATCTAAAATGACACCGTTTGAAGATAAGTTATTACATATCGAAGAAAGAAAATTACTAGAAATGAAAACTTTAAATTCAACACTTGCTGAAATCCACGAGACACTAAAAGCATTAAATACAAATCTTCGTGATACATTAGGTAGTGCCGAAACAGGTGACGCATTAGTGGCTATCGCAAGAATTCCAGAAGAAATTAACGCGTTGACAGATATTTTAGATAACGGGGAGGAATAATTATGGCTATGTTTCCAGTATTTATGATTGGTGTAATTATTGGTATTGCTCTATCTTATGCGTTTTATAAATACAAAGAAGACGTACCATCACAAGTTAAAATTCAAATGCAAGAAAGACAAATTAAATCACAAGAAAGCGATAACAAAATGCTTAATGATTTAGTCGATAGATTGTATAAGAAGATTGAAACACTCGAGACAGAATTAAAAGAACTTAAAAAATAATTGAATTTAATAGGAGGATTGAAATTATGAGTAGAAAACAAACAATGGCTCTAGTAATCGGAGTAGTAGTCTTATTTATAGGAATGATTATATTTTTTGCAGGTACAACAATAGTACCAACAGGACACATAGGAGTTGTAACATTGTATCAAAATGTTCAAGATAAATATTTAGACGCAGGTTTTCATTGGATTAAACCATTCGTTGAAGACGTACACGACGTAGATATAAGAACACAAAAATATTCAAATACTGTTGAAGGAAGCGCAAAAGACCTTCAAATTGTAAATATAACAATGTCAATTAACTATCAAATTAAACCTGAAAAAGTAACAGAATTATATGCAAAAGTAGGAGAGCATTATAACGACGTAATATTAAACCCTGCATTACAATCTAGTCTTAAAGCTAGTATGGCTCAATTTACAGCAGAAGAAATGATAACAAAAAGAGCAGAAGTTGCTGCTAAAATAACAGAAGAATTAAACACAAGACTTGATGAATACTTTTTAATTAGTGCTGTAAACTTAGAAAATATAGACTTTACAGACGAATACAATAAAGCTATTGAAGCTAAAACTACAAATCAACAAAAAGCTGAGGCTGAAAAAGCTCAACTTGAAATTATAAAAGTTCAAAATGAACAAAAAATAAATACAGCAGAGGCAGAAGCAAAAGTAAGAGAATTACAATCGCAATCTGTAACTGATAAATCATTAGAACAACTAAGATTAGAAATACAAAGAGAAATGATACAAAAATGGAATGGTCAATTCCCTACAACAATGCTTAGCGACGACCCTACTGTGCTATTCAATATGAATAAATAATAGATTAAGGAGAGGATATAATGGCTACTCGTAAAGTAGAAACAGAAAACAACGCGTATAACAAAATAGAAAATATTGTAATGAATAGAGTGTTTATGCTAGAAAATGAAAACGCACAACTAAAAAATGAATTAGCTGTAGCCAAAGCAAAATTAGAAGTCTATGAACGATTAGCCAATATATCTGGGACTAAAACACAACTTGGTTTTGGTCCACCATTGGATAGAGAAGGAGGTATGTAATGACTATGACTACATTAGAAGGAAAAGATAAATCAATTAGTATAACATTTTCAAATGGCATAACTATACTAGGCAGCAATAAGTATCAACTTAACTTACCTACTATTAGCTGTACGAAAATGGAAGACGCTGAATATATGCAAACTAGAATAAATGAATTTGTAAATAATCTTAGTCGTGAATTAGTAAAATAATATTACGAGGAGGTATTTATAATGAGAATATGTACGGGTACAGGATATGATATAGACCACTGTAGAGTGGAAAAAATGGGGTGTCCTGGTTGTGACCATTATAGAGAAGGAGGATTAAAAAATGAGCAGAAAGTTAGCAAGTGTGCAGACTGTCAGGGCGATAAAGCCGATAGAGGGCGCAGATAGAATAGAGATTGTTCAAATCTTAAACTGGGATTGTGTGGCTAGAAAAGGAGAATATCGAGTAGGAGATAAAGTTATTTATTTTGAAATTGATAGCTTACTTCCAGATATTCCAGCGTTTGAATTCTTAAAGGGTTCTTCTTGGTCACAAAAATTAAACAAGTATAAGATTTCTACACATAAATTTAGAAATCAAATTTCTCAAGGATTAGTAATACCTTATGAGCAGATAAAAGACTTAATGGTACAAATCAATGGTGAAATAGATTTTAGAACTGAATATCCAGAGGGAGAAGATTTAACCGCATTGTTAAAAATTGAAAAATATGAACCACCAGTTTCAAACGGAGCGTTAGGTGATATAATTCATCACGAATGGTATATACCAAAAACTGATGAGGAGAGAATTCAAGTTTGTGCAGCAGACGTTTTACCAGCGTATATAAATAGTGAACAAGATGATTGGTATAGCTCAATAAAACTTGACGGTACTTCTTGCACAGTTGGATTATTTGATGACGCATTTTTAATAGGTGGTAGAAATCAATTTTATAAAGACGAAAATATGTATACCACTACAGTTAATAAGTATTTTGAAAATGGAGCTAAAGAGAAATTTGAAAATTATAAAGCTATAAATGGTATATATGTAGCATTCCAAGGAGAATTATGTGGGCCCGGTATTCAAGGAAATAAATTAGGACTTAAAGAAAAAGAATGGTTTATATTTAATGCTTTTGTAAGTAAAACTGGTAAAAACGGAAGCTATGTAAAATGCGACTTATTATATATGTTAAAATTATGTGAAGAATTCGGTCTAAAACACGTACCTCTAATTGACGCAGAAGATAAATTCAAATTTGACCCTGAGGAAACAGTGGATAACACAGTGGAAAAATTATTGAAATATGTTGACGATATAAAATATAGAAAATATTTTGAAGACGCTTCACCAAGTCAAATTGCAGAAGGTGTTGTATTTAGAACAGAAGATATGACTTATTCATTCAAAGTTGTGTCTAATAAATATTTATTGAAAGGTGGAGAATAGAATGATACTACGAGTTTATTTACACAGAACAAAAAAGCACGAGTTTGAAGTGGCTGACGCATTTGAAGTAAAAGTTGATTTAGAAAATCTACCTGACGATAAAAAAGAAGATTTAGATTATATAAATTTAGGTTTTAAAAATGATTGCCAAAAATTAGCTCGTACAAGAGAATGTGTGCAAAAATACGGAACCGCTTATATATCTTTTATGCGTCCTCAATTTGAAGGAGACGAAAAAGATAATGGTAATGATAAAGTTTATTTTGATAATAAAGAAATGTTATTTATGAAAAGAAAACCAAAACGTACCAGAAAAAAGAAAGCGGAGGAACCTGTTAATGAAGAAGAAAAGAAATAAAATAATAGGTGTTGATTTTGACGGGACACTGGCTACAATAGTGTCCCCTTATCCTAATATAGGAGAGCCTATTCAAGAAATTATAGATTATATACTTGAAGAACAAAGAAATGGTGCTTATTTAGTTTTAGTAACTATGCGCGAGGGAGTTGCATTAGAAGGAGCGCTTATGTGGTGTGAAGACCACGGAATTAAATTCAATGCAGTGAACGATAATTTACCCCATATGAAGGATTGGTTCGGCAATAATCCACGAAAGATTTTTTGTAATGAATATATAGACGATAATAACTTCGGAGGGATTGATTACGTATTAGAAAAATTACGAAAAAGAAAGGAAGAATAGTTATGAAATATTGTTTTGGTAGTGTTAGTTGGAGTGGTTATTTAGAAAGATATGTAGATGTTTTTGTGGATAACTATATAAGATTATTTAAAGAATTGATAAGAGTAGGTATAAATTACACAGATATAGCAGACCCTGTAATTGTATATGCTAATGATATTGAAGGATTTACAACAGAGGAGCAAGTACAGAAATTATACGACGTAACTGGTAAAAAATTAGTTTTAGTGAGTGATAAGCATAAATATAATCAAGATAATATTATGTATTCAACAAGAAATAGACTAAGAGAAAAAGTTAGAACTATGTATCCAGATGACCAAAAAGTATTCTGGTATTTCCCTATTGACGACGCGATAAAAGAAGAAGACGCAGTTCGTGAATTATTAAAACTTAGTAAAGCTACTGAAAATACAGCTTGTATGTTCAAATTTTACGTTAATCAAGGTGCTAATAATTTTACAGCTGGTACTACTCCTATAAATTCATATAAAGATATTCACCCTGGAGACTGGGGAGGATATTGTGCATATACCATATTAGATGAGGATAAATGCCCTTTGTATCCAGAAATAGCAATACCAAATGTAGCTTTTTATATTGCATTATATGAAGCTGGTTATAAACAATACGCAAGTGAAAAAATATGTGTAGAGCATTTAAGACATTTAGATAGTCACCACTTCAAGACAAAAGACAAACCAATGTCACAAAAAGTTTCAGACTATTTGTTAAAGAAAAGAGCTGAACTCGCAAAGAAAGAAGGAAAAGAATAATGACCGATTTTGTTATAGTGTTAGGTGTAATAAGTGGCTTATATCTTATGTGGGAGTTATTCAATAAAGTTATATTTCCTAAAATGGTTTATCACGGTATGAAAGAAATTGACCGTAACCCAAAATGGATTACTTCAAAGTTACAATATTATGGTTTTGATGATATAGATATAGTATTGTGTGAAAGTAAATGGGGAATGTTACCTCGATTTCGTGCTGGTAAAGATAATCGTTTAGAATTATGGATTGATAACGACACCTCAACAAAAGACGTAGACGACGTAGGACACTTAGCATTGTGTGTAAAAGTAAAAGCCAAATATGGACTATGGTTCCCAGACAAACCTACTTATTGGTTATCTATTTTATTATATATGTTAGACGGTGGAAATATAGAAATGAGAGAAAAAGAAAAACAAGAAACCTCTTGACTAATTCCGTAAAATATTATATAATTATATTATAGACTTTATCAAAAGAAAGGAAGAAGTAATTATGAAAGACTTATCCGAGTATAGGGCGCTAAATAAAGCTCACCTATATAGGGAATTCAAAACCGAATATGGCTATCCAGAAATGCAAATAACTTCATATAGACGTGTGCTATATGGCGAAAGTACATACTTAGGTAAAGGACGCTCACCTTATATTGCAGATATGTTTAGGTTCTTTGGTAATAAACTTCACAAAGAGTTTATTGACGTGGCATACGACTTATTAGACTCAGAATTCTTTGGTAGAAAAAATACATTATTAGACGTAATTATGGCAGAGAAAAATATACCAAAAGAAAAAGTTAATGAAATATTAGGAGATAGAGCAGTAGCACTTGATAACATAAGACTATGTGATTTAAACGACGATAACAGAAAGATATATGAAGACGCGGTAAAGGAGGTATAAAATGAAGGCAAAAATAGAACCACAAGGAATAATCGAAGCATATGAAAATGGTCAATCCTTGAACGCGATAGCACGTGCCTTCGGTACATATCCAACAACCGTTAGACGTATCTTAGAAAGAAATGATATAGAACTGAGACACGACGCTATGATTAAAGGGTCTCATACTGTATTAAACGACGGAGAAAAACTAATTGAATGGGCTAAAGCTCAAGGTCGATTAGTAACAAGAAAAGAATTAGCAGAAGTAGTAGGTAAGACAAGATTGTCACCAGGGTATTTTCAAAAATATCCAGAACTTGGACAATATGTAGCGTCTTATGAGCAGAAAGATATTAGAAAATATACAGAGCAATTATTTACTTGGTTGCAAGAAAATGATATTTCATACGCGCCAAACGACAGAAGTGCATTAGAAGGTATACCAGTACAAGCAAAATTATTAAATAAATACGACGGAATACTTATAACTATTGATATTAAATCTGTATCAATTAGTAATGCACGATATAAAGAAATGATACGTAGAAGATTAAAAAAAGCAAATGAAAAAGGATTGATTATGTTATTCTTAAAAGAAGAACATTTTGAGGATTTAGATTGTATTAAAGGCTTATTAGATAGTCTAAAATATTCAAAGGAGAGGTAGTCAATGGCTGGGCAAATGTTATATGTGAAGAAGGGGGAAAAGGACGTGGCAAAAGCGAGCGTAGTATTTAGCAAAGATAATGAATATTATACACCAAAATATGTAGTAGACTTCTTCTACCCTGATGGCTTCGACTATGACCCAGCAACTTGTGAAGGTAAAGCAAAAGAATTCGCAGTACCTCATTATGATACAATAGAAACAGACGGTCTTGCACAAGACTGGACAAAATATGACCGTATCTGGATTAACCCTCCGTTTACGGATAAACACAAGTTTTTAGCAAAGGCAGTTGAGACTTATAATAAGGCTCACAATACTATATATGTTTTATTCCCTATTGAATTTTTAACTACCGCTAGATTTCACGACTTACATTGTAAATGTGAATTATATGTACCTAAAGGTAGAATAAATTTTGAAAGTGGATTAGGTAAAACAGGAAAAAGTCCTGCCTTTGGTAGTGTAGTAATAAAGTTATCTGACAAAAATGTAATTCATTATATTGAATTAAAACCTGGCAATAGTGTAAACGATATAACGCCCGAAGATGTTACACTACCAAATACAGAGGATTTAGGAAGTATTATAAAAAAGAAAAAATCTTGGTATAGATAGGAGAAAAATATGTTAGCCTATACTTGTGAAAATTGTAAAAAAATAATTTTATGGGGAAGTGTTAATGAGTATAACCAGCATTTTTGCGACGAAAAATGTTATGAGAAATATTGTAAAAAGAATGGTTATGAAGCTCACCCAGAAAAATTATATAAAATAAAATCAATATTTAATTAACATAGCTGAGGTTAAAAGACGTATAGTGGGTAACGTCACGGGTGAAAGTCCGCGCGGGTAGATGAGGTTCAAATCCTCCCTCGGCTTCGCCCCACTCATATATCGCGGGGGTGGTGCAACGGCAGCACGCTGGGCCCATAACCCAGAGACGAGGTTCGATTCCTACGCCCGCAACCAATAATTTAGTAGGTAGGTAGTTAGAATGTGGAAAGAATGTAGTGTCTGTTCAAATTACGAAATTTCAAAATATGGAGACGTTAGAAATAAACAGACTGGAAAAATATTAAAACAAAAACTTGATAAAAGTAATTGTCTAATGGTGAATTTATCCTTAGGAAAAAGAGGAAAAGCAAAATATTATATAGTAGCTCGTTTAGTTGCTATGGCTTTTGTGCCAAATCCTATGGGTTACACTTGGGTTAGACATATTGACGGTAATACTTTGAATAATGAAGCAAGTAATCTTGAATGGGTAAAAGAGCGTTGGTCAAGTCAAGCTCGTGGTGAACACTCTCATAATTCAAAACTTACAACGGCAGAAGTAGAATGGTGTAGAGAAGTTTATAAACCTAGAGATAAAGAATATGGTTTGACTTCACTTGCAAAACGTTTTAATGTTTCAAATTCAACAATGTCTTACGTACTAAATAATGTAACATATAAATAACATTCGGGAGTGGTGAAATGGTATCACATAGCGCTTTGACCGATATATTCCTAGTTCGAGTCTAGGCTCCCGAGCCAGCCCGAAAGGGCGTGTGAACATTTTATTTGGTGTTAATCACCAGACTTTGTTATATTCAACTCGAGCAGTTCGATTCTGCGACTACTATCTTAATTGACGTGGGGGAGTGGTGAAAATCCGCTATAGGAAAGATTGAATATAACATTGTATATGCCGACTTAGCTCAACTGGTAGAGCAATCGCCTTGTAAGCGATAGGTTAAGTGTTCAAGTCACTTAGTCGGCACCAGATAGCCGTGGCGCTGTCACCTAGTTGTGAGGGTCAGTCACAACAAATCAACTAGAGTAACAATAAGCCGTAATCTGTATGCACGAGATTATTGAAAGCCCTGATATGTGGTAACAAACTTTACCTAGAGCATACACGAGCAGTGGGTAAATACCGACAATCACTGCTGGGGAGGGTTAGTTGTTTCACCCCAGCCATTATATAAAAAGGAGAATTATTATGTATTTCATAACAACAATCGAAACTAAAAAAGGAGATGTTAAAGATACACGTTGCGTAGGTTACTATAAAACATTTGAAGAAGCCGAGCGAGCAGTAATGGAAAATGCGTGTGATATATGGGAAACTTGTTATGATTATGCAGTAATTGAAAACATAAAAGAAGGACTATATCAATATGACTTCCACCCAACTTGGTATAAATATCACAAACCAACATCAGGATATATCAAATGTGAACAACCGGATTTTGTAAATCCAAAAGGTGGAGTAGGTATGATAGGATACGCTATCGGTTAGGAGGAAAATATGAATAGAAAAGGTTGCGTCTTCTAGGGCTTTGTGCCTAAGGAGGCGATAAAATGAGTAGAAGTTATAAACACTTCCCAATTTCAAGAATGGTTTTATGGGGTAGGTCAATGAAAAAAGGAAAACAAGTGGCTAACCGTAAAATCAGAAGAAAACTAAAAGACCCTGATATTGAAGTCGGTAACGGTAGATATTATAAATCTTTGGGGTTAGATAGTTGGGAATTGTGGGAATTCAAATTTTTAGAAACAAAACAAGACGCAATAGACCGTTGGGAACAAGACCAAAAAGAATTAGCAAATGGAGTAAGACGGTTGGAGAACGCTACACGATTGGAGTTTAGAAGACGCAGTTAATGACTGGGCTAAATTCCATAAAAGAAAATAGGGGTTGGTTAGCCCCTCCATATGGCGCTAGGGACAGTCGGTTAAGTCACCAGGTTTTCATCCTGGGGTGTCCAGTTTGACTCTGGATAGCGCTACCAAAAACGAAACGAGGTGCGAAATGGATTACAAAACACAAATAGAAAAATCAAAAGAATTATTAGAAAGAACAAAATCTGCTATTGAAGAAACAAAATATAGAAAAGAGGAAACTCGTAAAATAATACAAACTTATAGAAATAAAGACGAAGAAGAAAGATAATATGCCGAGATGGGTGAGTGGTTTAAACCAACGCACTGCTAACGCGTCGACCTAGTAACGGGGTCCGCAGGTTCGAATCCTGCTCTCGGCGCCAATAAATTTTAGGAGGTTATTATGGTAGTATCAGGAGAAACAAAGAAAGAAAAATTAGTTATAGTTAATTGTGATTGTGGTTGTAACGAAGGTATTTATGTAACAAAATATAAAGAAGTAGGACTACCTAATGACTATTATATTACAATTACAACTTCAAAATTTTATAGTGAGCAAGATAAAATGTGGCAAAAATTTAAAAAGAGACTTAAAATGATATGGTATGCTATAAGAGGCAAAGAATATAGGTTGTGTGAAATTTGTATTACTGACGACGATATAGACGAGTTAATAAAAAAGTTAGAGGAAATAAAGAAATGAAATATAAAGAATTTGTAGATTGGTGTAATCAAAGAGCTTGTGACGGCTGTTGGTCGTCTGCTACAGCAATTTATTGCATTGGTATTTGTAGCACGATAAATAGTTACCGATTTTGGAAACGTGAAAAAATATGGAAAGAAAAATATGAAAAAGAAGTTGTCAGAGATATAGTTGAAGTTATCAACGAAAAACGTAGAGAAATGGGCTATTGTTAATATGGGTAAGCGCTAGAGTAGGAGAGCTAGGGCGGTCTGTAAAACCGTTGTCGAAAGGCTGAGGTGGTTCGATTCCACCCTTACCCACCATTAAAAACAGTCGATTTATGTATCCACATAGATACTGGTATGGGTAATAGAGTTTGACTGTTCTCTATTGTATATGGGTCGTTAGCTCATCAGGTAGAGCATTACACTTTTAATGTAAGGGTAGTTGGTTCGAGTCCAACACGACCCACCAGCGAGTATCCCGATATATTCATAGTTGAATTCTAGGCTATAATATTATGGACGAAAGAGGGTAGGTAATCTCGGGGTATAGACCCTCAACTCGCCTCATTTATGCCGTGGTTGTGACCGGCTAGTCACACCGTGCCTTGAAAGCACGTACACGTGAAAGCGTGGGGGTTCGACACCTCACCACGGCGCCATTGGAAGGAAAACCATAAACCCTTGGAGAAGATTCGCACTATTCCGCCTAAGTAAAAGTAGAGGGGCAAGTGTATTGCTTAGATTGCATATTTATCTATGCACGTCAGCTGGTCCCTAGTGACGTTAACAAAAGGGAGTTTAGCGTGGCTAGTAGCGAGACGTCACATTTCTGTTCTAGGGAATAGCCCCTGTGACGCACGAGGAATATGGTAGCTCCATATTGAAGATGGGCAGATGAGTGTTCTTCCACACAGACACTATCTTTGTTGGCTGGCGTCGTTATAACGGTCCCATACGGAGGCGCACAGCGTGACCTCTACGTCGCTTCAAGTGACGGGGTTGCAGGCGGAATAAACGATAAAACCGCCATACTCCTTATATAGAAAAGAGGTAAAATAATGATTGATTTAGTTATAAAATTTTTACTAATTGCTTTATTAGTATTACAAATTGTAGTATTGGTGCATATGTTAATATGTCAAATTAAAAGAAACAAAGAAGATAAAAAATTTTGGGAGCAAATGGGTAGTGCTATTAAAGAGCAAGTTGACAGATACAACAATTTATATCCAGACGAACCATTAAAACTAGAGGAGGATAATACAAGTGAACAGGATAAATAAAACTCCTGGTGTTGTATATTCAGAAAAAGAGAAACTAAAGAATAACAACGAACTAATTTCACAATATGATAGACGAATTGTTGATATGCTTCATAAAATTGAATTTCTTGACGCAACACCAGCACAAGCCTATAAAATGTATATGAAATTGCAAGGATTTTTAAGAAAGAAACGTGACCTAAAAAGGTCAGGGAGTATTTATGTACCCCGTACCGAAACTGGGAATTATATCATAGGTGGTAGGGTAACAAAATTAAAAAAGGAGGACGACGATGGAAATAGACGAAGAAATAAAAAATGAAATTAACGGTTACGCTAGCCTCATTGTGTCTGCATTACTAGATGGAGGAAATTTATTTATGAATATTCAAATTGAAGAAGAATATTCACAATATGATATAATGTTTATGTATAAACCAAATAACTTCGGTAATCATCAAAGAGGTATAACAAGTAATGACTTACTGATAGGTGTCGTAGGGTTTGGTGCTTATGGATTTAGTATAAATATTCCAGATACTGACCCAGGATATTATAGAGAAAAACTAGGTATAAGTAGCAACTTTTTAGCGTTTTTATTTAATGAAGTTAGACGTAGATTAAATGAAATAAAATAATTTAGAAAAAAGTCAATAAAGGTATTGACTTTTTATTTTTTATAATATATAATACAAACATAAATAGAGAACAAGTAAGTCGTTTACAGGATTAAACGCAATAACAGAATAGTTAGTAATCTTTTACTGATATAAATAATCCTGTAGACCTTCAAAGAGGTCTATTTTTAATTTAATAGAAAGGAGGATACAGGATATGAAATTATGGATTTATGGTAAGGTAATGTCTGGTAAAACAACATTCGCAAGTCAATTTGAAAATGCGTATATTATCTCAACTGACGGTAACGCAGAATACACATTCGCTCCTGATAAAATATTAAGAGTTAGAAATTATAAAGAATTGAATGACGCTATTGCTAAATTAAAAACAATAAAGCCTGAATGGGTAATAGTAGACACAACTTCATACTTAATTGACTATTTAAGATTTTATTGGTGTGATAAGAATGGTGTTGAACACGAATCAGAAATAGCTTACAAAGGTTACACAATGCTTAGAAGTTTCTTATGGGAAAGCATATTCTCTATTGCAAATGCTTTTGACAATGTAATGTTTATTTCACACGAGCAAGAAATTATAGAGAAAAATAAATTTGGTAGAGAAATCTCTAAATTCCAACCAGTATTTGAAGAAAAACTTAGAGACCAAATGTCAGGACTTATGGGTATAATTGCTAGAACAGTTAAATCAATAAGTGAAGATGGTACAGCAAAATACGAATTACACATTTCAAATTCTGATGACGAGTTTGGTGGTTCGAGATTACCAATAAAGAAAACAGCAATCCCACTTACTAAAAAAGATTTTGACGAAAACTTCAAAAAATTATATGACGCAGAAAAAATCGTACGTGGTGAAAAAGACACAGTGGCTGATACAGCTAAACCAGCAGAAGCTGAAGAAAAACCTAAAAGACGTTCAGTTATAGGTTAATAAATATTTTTAAGGAGGAATGTAATTATGGCAAATAACGGAATTGACAAAGAAGATTTATCAGAATTAAATGCAATTTTCAAAGAAATGGGTGGTGTAGATAAAATAGAAGACTACACAAACAATTTTGAAAATCTTGCAGACGGAGAATATATAGGAGAAATCGAAAAGGTTGAAGCTAAAAATTCAAAAAATAGTGGTAAACCTATGATTAGTATTACAGTAGCAGTTGAAGGTGGAAAGAAAGAATTTAGACATCTAATGCTAGCTGGAGAAAATTTAGAAAAAACACGTTCAGCTATTGCTAGAACTGTATCTCAATTAAAGGAATTAGGTGTAGACGTTAGTAGCAATGATATTGCAGTTATAACTGATAACGCTTATTCATTAGTAGGAACTAAAGTTAATATGGAAATTAAAACAAATAATAACTTTAGAAATGTATGGTTAACTCTTGCTTAATATAAATTTGATACCGGTATAAAAGCCGGTATCATTTTTCTTGGTCATAATATTCGTCTATAATTTTTTGTGTTTCTCTTTTTTCTTTTGCACGATTAAATCTTCCTTTTTCATCAATACTAAAGTCCATAGCTCTAACTTCAAACGGTAAGTCTAATTCGTCCACAAATACAACCGTGCATTCGTCTATTTGTTTTTTATATTCTTGAAATATTGCGTTCATATATCCTTGTGCTTGGGGACTTTGTTGGTGAAACCACGAATGATTTTCTGCGGATAGTAATGCTCCATTTTCAACTGTAGCTTTTCCTCCGTCCTTTTTCATTCTTATATGATGGTATGTTAATTGTTTCATTCGTTTCTTTTGGCCTTTGCTCGTGTATCTTCTGGGTGTAGTATCTTTTCTTAAATGTAATTTTTCAATAAAACATTCCGCTCCATATCTTCTTATCAATTCTTGTTTCGCATTTTTATTACTACTCATTTTTAATTCCCCCATTTTATTTTTATTATCATTTAATGAGAAAGTGAACAGATTTTAAACGGACCGTTTTAAGACGCAGAGATGAGTCTTAGAATGACTCAATCCGATTTCTGTTCACTTTTTGTTGTCGTAGCTTGTCATTTTTTGTCGAACCCTGTCAAAATTCTGACAAACAGTATAAAAAATAGGGGTAAAATAGCCATATGGTGTTATAACGCTCTAAAATGCCCATACAGCGATTTTACCCCTTAGGAGTATAACTTTATTATTCTAACATATAAAAACGATTTACGGCTATTCTAACGCGTTGTTTAGGTTACATAATTATAAAATATGTAAGTAGAAATCATTTTTAGAATTTTTAATTTTAACTTTCCAAAATCGGACAATTTTCTGTTCACTTTTTAATAACTTTGTGACAAAATATTTTGAATATCAATTTCTGTATTCAAACTACAAGTCCTAAAAATATAAGTTGGGTTGTCTTGCTGGTCACGGGTGAAGGAGGTGCATACCCCCATTGTCCCGTCTGCGTCAAATCCCATAAATCCTACGTCAACAAATCCTGAAATAGCAGTTAGTTGTGAAGCGTCTGTAATCGTTGTTGAATTACCTATCGTTCTTGATAATTTTGTTGTACTTATTGTACCTATATTATTAGCCATAAACATTACCTCCTCTATCTATTTTAGTTAATCTTACGATTGTACTTATGTTATTGCTTATATTCACTATTACGTAGATATGTCCCATACTATCTGTTAATATAAATCCATTTTGAATAGTTCCTGAAATTATATTTATATTTGCATTATCAACTGTAGTGCTATCACTCAAACTTAATGTTGTGTAGCCAATATCATTTCGTTCACTATCTGTTGAATATACAGCACGTAACGTTGTTGAACCCGCTACTGTTGTGACCGTTGTGGTTGGGTCATATATATTTGTGATTGTATCTGTGTCACCCTCCCAGTATTGGAATGTCATACCTGAAATTGTATCTGCTGTAATATTCACAGTTTCACCAGCTTCATAAAATCCAGAAGTTTCTCCCGTGTCGTCAATAGTAGCATTTGATAAACTTAATTTATATGAAGATATATAATTAGCCTTTAATCCTACCGCTGTTGCTGGCATTTTAATATAAATTGGATTATCATAAGTACCTGGTATAAGAGGGTTAAACATACCTCCGTCCCATAATTCAATTTGAGTAATTGGTGTATAGTTTCCAGAAAGTACCGTCCACCTTGTGAATGTATATTTCACAGTAGAAGTATCTTCTTTACCAAATCTAATGTCTACTTTTTTACCTTCATACACCGTTGCAGAAGTTTGGTTTTCTCCAGTTAAGCCATCTACCAGTTCAATTTGTACATCACCTTTTCTAACCGTACTACCTTGAAACGTTGTTGCGACTTTTGGCATTGTCAATGTCGTAGTATGTGGAAAATCTGGTGGATTTGTTCTACTTATAATATCGCTCAAATCTTCTTCAGACGAATAAGCATACGCTGACCAACCACCGAAATAATACTCGTTTGGATATTCTGTCATTCTAATTTCTACTTCGTCTCCAACATAATAGTCGTGAGGTTCGGTTGTCCAGTGTTCAGTCACTACTTCGTCTCCGGTTTCTGGGTCAGTAGAAGTTGTTGTATATTTCATTTCTCCATATATACCCGACCTATGTAAAGTTACTTTTGGTCTAGCTCCTTCGTCGATATAATTTTCTGTAATTTCAATATTTACAGAAGGTATTGTCATTTGAATTGGTGTTACTAATGCACTTGTACTAGCATAAGCCAAATCTCCAGTCCATTCGTAAAACTCTTTACCTTGGTCTGGGCTACTTGCGTATACCGTTACTTGGTCTCCAATAGGTCTTGTATATTGAGTAGTTGAACCATCTTTTCTATGTACTGTAAGTGTACGTTGTTGAGTTGTGTCTGGTACAAAGAATGTGGCTTTAATCGTACAATCACTTCTTAACTTTGAAAGTCTGGTTGTTTCAGCTAATGGGCTATAAATTTCAACATAATTTGTTGTAGTCTGTAACACACCGTTTATATAGACTTCCCACTGTAAGAATTGATGACCATAAGGTACGGCACCTTGTTTAACTCTAATGTTGCTCAATGAATCACGTAAAATCGTTGCACTATCTACCCAAGTGTCTCCATTTTGAAGTTCACCGTCAACCATTGTTACTGTAAACCAAGGAATAGCTGAATAATTACACGTTATCGTACTATCACTTGTTCTTGCGTATATTCTGGTTGAAGATGAATTTGTGTTAGCGATTTCTGCGTCTCCAGAAGTCAATGACCAATGATTAAATTCATATGTATCTGGAGCTGTACCAGAGCTTACTGTTATGTAATCACCTTGTCTCACGTTATATGTGTTACTTCCTGAATTAGTTATTACTGTGATTTTTCTCATATTATAATTAGCTGTAACAGTACCATCAGCTCTACCTAATTTAACTGTAGTATTAGCACTATATGAATTTCCAATACTATAAATACTTGAAGTAGACCAATTTGAAAAATCTCCTAAACTTGTATCTGCTGAAATATTTACAGATTGCCTTTCTTTATAATCTCCTGAGCCTGTACCATTCACAACAGTTAAATGATACGTTTCTTTTTGTCTATATTCAACTGTAATAGTTGTATTTCCTGACACATAAAATCCATAACTTGTAGAAGTGCTTACTTGTGTTCCGTCTTTTAACCACCTTACAAATAAGTAATCTCCCACTTCTTCATTAGTCGAACTACTCCAATAATTTCCTGATAAAACTTGTGAAGTAGTAGTTTGTCCACCGTTGTTTCTGTTCACTAATGTTACTGTATAAGTTGGATAAAAGTCATATCTTGCTTCGATAGTTCTATCATTAGCTCCAGCTGTAATATCTAATGTTGTACTTGTGCTAATTCTTGTATCGTTTTCATACCAACCATTAAATCTATATTCTCCTACAGTTGAGTTAGTTGTAAATCTTTGTTTACGTCCTTGTACTAATTGATTTACAGAAGTTCCTCCAGCATTATTTTGATTAGTAACTGTTATAGTTCTTATTGGTGCATAATGTCCTGTAATAATAGCGTTTCCGTCACCAACAGTAAATGTATTTGTATGATTTCCTAATGCGTCAGTGCCAATACTACCTTGACCTTCTATTGTCCAATTCAAAATACCTTGTGAACTATCTGGTGGGGTAGGTACTAATGTATATGAATTTGTTTGTCTTAATCCACTGGCTTGTGCTACGTCACTATTATTAACTCTAATTAAACCGTCAATTACTTGCACTTCGTTATATGAATATACGTATTCAAAATGTGCTGTAAAACTCAATGCGTTATCTGGCATTTTGAATGACCCATATGAGCTATGTATATCAGTTAGATAATTTGTATTACCTGACCAATATGAAAATTTGTAATGACTTGGTACTGTAGCAGAAATATGTACGTTTGTACCGTATTTATAGATACCTCCACCTGTACCACCGTTTACAGTTAGATAATGTCCTGTTGCGTCTCTGTAGAATGCAGTTAATTCTACGTCACAATCAGGCATTGTAAGTATTGATACAGAAGGGTCTTCTGCGTTTGTCACACCTACTATTTGGCGTAAAGCGTCTTCTGTTCCTTGCCATTCATAAAATTCCATTCCAAATGGTGCTACTGTTGCGATAATCATAACTTCCTCGCCTGCGAAGTATGTTGCTGTGCTTGGACCGCTACTTGCTGTAGGTGAACTACTTGTTGAAATATATCCGTTAGTAATTGTTAAAGTTCTTGGTATATGAGTTTCAAAATTAGCACTATAAGCAATATCTCTATAAGGCATTACAAACGTAGCTTCTTGTGTTTCACTATCTGGTTGAAGTAATAGCAAATCCTGTGCTGTACCACTCCAATCTCTAAAAGATTGATATTGAGCATATTCACCATAAGGTACGCCTTTTATTGTCACTACTTCGTCTTCTGCAACTAATGCTGTACTAGCATTTATACGTTCAGTTGTACCGTCGTCCCTAACAACTTGTGTTATAATACCATTTGCTATTTCTACAGTCCAATAATCTAATGGTAATTTTGGTTGGTCGTGCATTAAATATAATGCAAATTCTAATTGGTTGGCTAGTACATAGTTAGGTTGTGTCGCACTCGCATATATATTAGGTAATTGGTCAGCAATCGCAGGATTATTTTTAGATAAATCCACTAATTGTTTAATATTACTTACAATTCTGTCTATATCCGTTTTAGTAGGCACCATATTTTTTTGCCAATAATCATTTTCATAAACTTCAATATCTGGTGCGGTACGTACTATTTTTTGTTGTACCATCCATTCAGCACAATACGCAGTGTTTTTCTCTAGTCTGTTTAAGTCTGTATCATTCCAAGCACCTTTAGGATTTTCTTGGTCTGGGTCTATTTGGACGGCTTTTACACTTCCTAAAGTTCTATCATAAATTGGTTCTATCCATTCTCTAGTCAAGCGCAATCACCTCCATATCTCCTGACCACGTACCATCAAAAGTCCAGTGGTTTCTTAATATATAAACTGGCATTTCCGCAGTAAATTGTGTTTGAATTACTCCATAATCACCTGCGTTTACCAAAGGCTCTCCTCTACCTGTATAAGTATATTTGAATTTCTTTTTATACCATTCTAAATATTTACGTTTAATATATTCTGAAGTATTGTTCACTGTTATATCATATTGCATAATTTGTGTGTTTAATACTAAACTATCACTTGTAACATTTCTTTCTTGTATAGTTTTTATTTCTATTGGGTATCCTATAATCTCAACTTTAACTTCTTCTCCACCTGAAAAACCTATCAATGAAATAAGCCCACGTTTACTATAAAGTCTGATAGTACCAAGTGATATAGCTTGCAAAACAGATTGTGAATTTTCGTCTGAAAGTCTTGCTCCTATTACATATGCGTCACTATAAGTTATTTCATTACTTACAGATGTGCAGGTAGCTGTAGTTATAACTTTACAATGACTGTATACATTACCAGTAGTTATAGCGGAATTATTTGCTACAAAATTGTCTATGTCACCGGATTGTTCTAATCCTGCATAATATTTTGGCATTGATATTTGCGATAAATTATTTATAGTATTCAACTGTTCAGCAGCAGGTATACTTTCAAAATCTGTATAATGCCAAGTATATGAATTTGTGAATGTAGTAGGGTCTGATATATTCAAATTAGCGAATTTAATATGTCCATTATCCTTTATCAAAAGTGTAGCTCCTACTGAGAAAGCTAGCAACTGTAATACTTCTTTACAAGTTACTTCTGGGATAGGTACGTTAATACGGTAATCACCGAAATTAGTACCATTAACGTCAGTTGAAAACTCAACTGAATTTAAGTCAAACCCTTCATAAACTAATATATCATTTACTATTTCAGCTACTCTACGTTCGTCATTTGGGTATATATCTGTTGTATAAGTTTCTTCCATTACGTCTAAAAGTGAACCGCAGGTGAATGTCGCACTTTCGTCTGCATTCGCTGATACATCCATAAGTCTTAATTCTTTCCAACTATCCCATTCAATTTCAACACCTTCACCTAATTCATAATTGATTACTGGAAAAGCATTTGCTCTTTTTACGGTTGCAACTCCTACATAACGCGTAACTGGGTTTCCGTCTTTGTCCACAACTGGATTTCCTTCGTCGTCATACACTTGCTGTTCAACCGTAGTATATTCAAATTCATCTTCCATTTTTACAGTACCGTCTTGATTATATTCGTAACCAAATACATTATATCCATTTCTAAATCTAATTCTAGTTTGTCGAGTTAAGTTTATATAACCGTTTTCTGGATTATCTATATTATAAAATCCGTCATAGTTATTTACGTCAAAACTAAACGTCCTTGAAGGTAGTGTATCGCATACGTACGAAGTTTTATCGTCAAAGTCCACATTTAATACGGCGTCTTGGTCTAAATAAATTGTTTTACCAAACATTATTGTACTTACACGAATTCTTCTATGTCTAAATCTAGTTTTAACAAATTCTATTTCTAAATAACTAATATTATTTGTATTTATTTCAAAATTAACAGAAGGTAAAGTTTCAAGTATATGCGACCCACTTGTATCCTCCCATTCAATTCTTTCTGTGAATGTAGCAACTTCTGTGTCACTTGCGTTATAGCAGTGAACTATAATGCTTTTTGGATAAGCACTAGGTACAGCAGGATTTAGCATTACCGAAAAATTTTCAATGTTACTTACGTGAGCTAAATTTACTTTCATTTTAGGATTAGTTTCAAATTCTCCATTTTCATCAGAAACACTTTCTGAAACATATCCGTCAATCGGTGTACCTTGATACACAATAAATCGACCATCTAATAACCATAAGTTTTCTTCTAATGTGGCTACTGTCCCACTGTTGTATTTATCTAAATCTGTAACAGCGTCAATATTACAAATACTCAATTTATCAGTTGAAGTTACACTACTGATTTGAATATTTGTATCTGGTGTATACATTATTATATCAATGTAGCCTTCTTTTCTAGTCCTAGCTTTTAAGTGATTTTCAAAATCTACTTTATCCAAATTTCCATACGTATCTCTATGAACCGCCATAACTTACCTCCTTTCTATTTTAGTATCCCATATCAATTAAATTACATTTGACGTCTTTGTACCATATTGGACGTTTTGCGTATAAATAGTTTCCTCCAGCTGTGTACTTTATCGTTTCCCATTCACACGGGGTGGCTTCAAAGTCACCCCAGTAGAATTTTCTTTTTATAAATTGTTCATATTCATCATCCCAATACCATAACTCACATTCAAATTTTGCAATTTGTTTTTTTAACCAATTTACGTCATACCTTGATAAATATGGCCAATATAAATTTTCAAATTTGTTAAGTCTACGATTTATTGTTTGTGATACCACTTGTCCATTAGCGTTTCTTGTAGACTTAACTAATTGTTCAGATTTTTCTTGATAGCCTATTGCTGGGTTATTCACTGTATTCCAATATGGATGAGAAGGGTCATATTTTGAATAATCTTCAGTTAAACGATTTCCATATGGGTCGTGGAAATAAAAATTTTCTCTATTTATAATCAACAATGGTGCAAATGAATTTACTTTTGGGCATATTCCTGAATGTATATCCATAACCTTCTACCTCCTTTTATCTTGCATAAACTCTATTGTTTAATACATTATTTTTTATTCTATTATTAGCTCTTTCAACTGTTGCCACTAAATCAGAACCTCTTTGTACGAACTGACCTTTAACTGGTATACCTTGGTTTACTTGATTGCTGATTTGAGCAACTTGTTGTACTAAATTATTTATCGCACTTTCCATTCCAGAGTTATTTTGTGGTTGATATGGTTGATTATATTTTTTAGGTATAACAGCTTCTCCTTGGTGTAAGTAAGCTAATCCGTCATTTGGTACATAATTTGTACCAACTGCGTATGTTCTTACTGTGAATTTACCTTTTTTAGCTTCTTCTTCATATTTAGCTTCACCATTATACGTCCACGTTTTTGCATTACCAAATGAGAATATTTCTGCAATAGTATCTCCAACTCCTTGCCAAAAACCTTGATGTTGTTGTATTATTGCGTCTATACTATTCATTTCTTGTTGGAATTTTTGTTGAGTATCTGCGCCAACACCTTCAAGTAAAGATTTTTTAACGTCGTCGCTTGATTCCTGCCATATCTTTGATAATTCTTGTAGTTCTTTATCAGTAACAGCGTTATATTCAGCCATTTTCTGTCTTTGGTCTTGTGTTAGATTTTGAAGTAAATTCTTTCTTTCTTCTTCTCCACCTTGTTTGTATAATTGAATACGTTTTTTAGTAGCGTCTTCTGTCGAATATACACCTTGCGCTTCCGCTACTTCAATTCTTGCGGCTGCTATTTCAAAATTACCAGCTTCTATGTCTTGAGCAATAGATAATTCCGTTTGAGCTTTCAATAGTTTCTTTTGAGCTTCTTCTAATTTTTTAGTAACCTCAGTAGTATGTTCTTGTTTTTGTGCTAAATCAGTAAGGCTTCCTGCTAATCCTGTTTCTGAACCTGTTAGCATATCTGTAGTAAATGTACCATTTTGTGTAGCCTGTACTAATTCGTCCATACGAGATTTACTTATACCAAGTTTTTCACCTTGTTCATAAACAGCTTTTGTACTTAGTTCCAATGATTGTTTCAATAATTGTTGCTGTTCGTCAAATATATCTACTTGGGATTGCGCACCTTTTACAGCACCTTCATAATATTCGATTTTTTGCATTTCATTATTTGCGTTTCTCGCAGCGACTTCTAATTTTTCAAACGCAGGAGCTAATGAAGTTGTAATCAATCCTGCGATTCCACCTATCGCGGCACCTATCGCAGCACCTATTGGTCCTCCTATTGCAAGTCCTGCTAATGCTCCACCAGCTGCACCACCCAATGTACCCAGAGCTTTACCGCCAGCACCTGATTTTTTATCTTTATCTTTTGTACCACCATAGGCTTCATAACCTAAGTTATATGATTCGTCGTCGGCTACTATATCAAATCCTTTTGCTATACTAAATCCTGCTATCGCAACACCTATTACAGCAACCAATGCTTGTGCAAATACTGCTCCAAGTGAAGCACCACCAGCTTTAAATGTACCAATCATACCTCCGCTATTAAACATAGCTTTTATACCACGTACGAAATCACTGCCAAATTGGGTAGATGTGAACACATCCATAAATTTAGTACCAAGTTTTCCAAATATCTCTCCAATTTTACCATTTGTTATCCAGCCCCATAATGCTTTAAGTAATGTTGGACCAGCTATTTTCAACAACTTCCACGCTAAGAATGCAGTTAATATTGAAGCTAATATTTTCTTCCAATTAGCGATTAACCATTTACCAAGTGATGTTTGTTTAAACCAATCCCAAATAGCTTTTGCTATTTTTCCTAATAACTCTAATAACATTCCAAATATTCTACCGAAAACTTCTCCTATAGTTTTTTCACCTTTTATCAAACCAGCAAATAAATCACCGATTTCTTCTGCCATTGCTTTCCATTCATCTGATAGTTGAGGTTTATAAATATCGCCGAGTAAATCATTTTCTCCACTATTATCTGAACCAATATCGTGAAGTTCGTCAAATCCTGCTGTAACATTTGCCGCTTTTTCTAATTCTCTACGCATTTTTTCAGCATTTGCGCCAGCTTGGTCGAATAAGTCAACCGGTGTTTGTCCAAATGCTTCCTGTACTTTCATAGAAATTATATTAAAGAAGCCTATAATATTTACTAATTTTTGTGCTATCCATTCCATTGCTGGTTTTATCGCTCTTTGGAAGTTTATTTTAATTACATTCATAGTACGTTGCCATTTTGTATCATAACTTCCAAAATCTTGAAACGCGCTTTTTATCCAACCGGTAATAGTTTTAAAAACACTTTTTATAATATTCAATGGATTTAACATACTGATTATTTTCTTAAACCATTGACCTATACTACGAGATATTAACTGGAATGTATAATTCAAAATTTCTGCCATTCTAGTTTGAAATTTTAATGCTTTTCCATTTTTATCTAATCCCGCATTTATATTTCTTAATATGCTATTATTATCTCTTAATACAGGAGAAGTGAATGATAATTGTCTTACTAATTTACTAAACTTTCCACCTGTTCTTGCGATAATTTCATCATTTGCTAATAAATCGGCTTTGATTGTATCCAATACTAATTTTTCTTCTTCTAAATCAGCTAACGTTTTGAAAGCTGCACTAGATGAATCTTCTGTCAATGTTCCATCTGCGTTAAATTTAGCCTTTCCTTCTTTTTCTAAACCAGCAAGTTCAGTTTCTTTCATTTGAATATTTGCCAATACAGAATTTAACGCATTATTTATATTTCCTAATATTTGATTTAGTCCGTCTGCTTGCGCTCTTGATTTTTCAAGAGATGGCATTCCTATAAATCCAGTAAATGCACCTGCTACTTGACGTAATGGACTTCCTCCCATTTGAGCATTACGCATTTGTTTACCAGATAAAACTTTATTCAATGCTTTTGTAATAGCAGTAGTATCAACATCTCTGCCACCAGTCAATCTTATTTTCTGTCTTAATTCTGGGTTCTGTTCAATGCTTGCTTTGTTAGTTCTATATAGTTGCAAGATACGTCTCATACCAGCTATATCACCAGTATCATTAGGATTTCTACCATTATTCATACCATATTGAACAATTCTTTCTGCCGCCATTTTATCTTGGTCTTCTGCTGCAGCGTTCATCACGTCTTTGTATGCCTTAGTTGCACCAGTCAAATCTCCTAATGCGTCTGCTAATTTATCCCAAACAGTTTGCTTTATTGGAGACGCATATATTTTAGATTTTTCAACTTGTGGTTGATAATCTGGTATTACTACTCTAGGAGGAGCTGTAATATCTCCATTTTGATTACGCCTTGCTTCCTTTCTTGCATTTGACGCATTTGCTAGTCTACGTAGCATATCTTCATCATATTCAAATTTATCAGTGCCTTCTGGTCTGTCAATGTGTCTTTGTTTATCTAATACTGAAGGGTGGATAGCTTCTTTTAATGTTTTTGCAAATTCTCCCGGTATAACCGCTAACGCTTTTTTCATTGCATTTTGTACGGGTATCAATCCTAATTGTGGATTTTCATCTTTTAATCCATCTGAGATTTTCTTTCTTCTTCCGTCTGGTTTTGGTAATCCTAATATTTTACTTGGGTCAGCTAATTTTTTATATAAATCTTTTGTACTAATAGGTAATTCTATTTTAGAAGTAATGTCTTTTGCTTTACCTAAATTATTACGTATATCTTCCACTATTCCAATAAGTTTATTAGCAGTTGTATCAGTATTGAAACCACTAACTTCGTCTGCTTTTACTGCTCGTGCAGTGTCTTTGTTTATATCTCTATTTACTTCTTCTACTTTTATTTCTTTTGCCATATCTGTATCAGATTTGACATTTGCGTTTTTATCATAAACAGTTTGAACATTTGTAGCTTTTGTACCAGCTTTTACTGCATTAGTGGTATTTTTAGATTCTCGCACAAGTCTATTTACTTCTTGGTCTAATTTACTACCAGAGCCTTGTTTAGTCGAAGACACATTTGTACCATTTAATATTCGGTCTACTTCTTTACTTGCAGCTCTAGGGTCTATTCTTGCTAATACTTTTAATTGACGTAATTCTTCTGCTGATACGTTAACTAATTGTTCTCCTACTTTTACTACTTTATCAGCAAAACCAGTCTCTAATTTTTCTTTGAATGTTTTTATCATTCCAATAATAGCTCTTTGTGCTTGACGATGACCTTCACCTGCACCTGTTTTTCCGCCATCAGTTATACCAATCGTACCATCTGTATTAAAATATCTATGAAATGTTTTATTTAACGCTAGTAATATAGCGTCATAACCACCTTTACCGTTTTTCTCAGATTGTAAAGTAGCTTCAAGATATTTATTGAATTGGTCTATACTAGCGTCAGGACGGTTAGCCTCTAATCCTCCTAATATTTTAGCAAGTTCATTTGAAATTAAATTAGCTGTTTCATCTGCTTTCTGTTTATCTGAAATGTTATTTTTATTTTTTCCATAATATACGTCATCTTCATATCTAGTTTCTATTTGTCCATTTTTCTTTTTTTCTTGTATTTGACGTTTTATAGGCATTCCATTTGTAAAGGCTTTCGCATAATCATTTGCGATATTTTCGCTAAGATATGTTTTTAAACTTTTCTTCATCCATTTAACTGCCGCTAATTCACTTAACTTCATTTGTCGAGCATAATTACTTGGATATGGTCCTCCACGGTCACTTGCTTTGAGTGTTTTATCTGTTGCTACACCACCTTCAAATCCTACATAACGTTTGTATCCTTTTGGTTCAGCTTGCTTTATTCCACTCAAACGTCTTCTTCGTTCACTTTGAATATTAGATTCTATTTCTTCATCTGTTATACCGTGATAAGACTTTTTAGTTTTTGCTTTTTGTTGTGCTTTTACTTTTTGTGTTTGTTTTATTTGAGCCTTTTGTTGAGTATTAACTTGTTTTCTTAAATCGTTTACGAAATCTTGATAATCACTTAACATTTGTCTCAAATTATTATTGGCATTAGCAATAATATCGCTACCTTTATATTTGGCGGTTTTTTTACCAAACTTATCAATTTGGGTCTTAAAATCTTTTATATCTTTTAATGTTAAAGAGACGCTTTCGTCAGCCATCTGTTGTGCTTTTTTGTAGATGGCGGCGTAAGCGTCTTTTATTTCTTGATTTATCTCTTTACCGTTTTTGAACTTACCGTCTATCGTTGCAGGAAGCGTAATAACTCCGTCTTTACCACCATAAATAGATGATTTTAATTTTGATTGTACGGCTTTAACCAATTTATCAACCGAATCACTAACACTAGCTTCATCTGGTTTAACACCTAACAACGCATAAAGAGATTCTATTTCTTCATTCATATTTACTACCTCCTACAACCTATATTTTAATCAATACGTTTTTTTACGGATTGATTTACTTTCTTTTCATAATCCTCCCTCAACCATTCTGGCATAGGAGCCTTCGGTCTTTTTTCAAACAATTCAGACATAGCTTCTTCCATCTTAACGGGATAAGTTTTCGCACCAAATGCGGCTCTGTTCATACTACCCATACGCCAAATTTTATAAGCTAATCCTTCTCGTTTGTACTTTAGCATAAATAATAATTCCTTACAAGAATAATCATATAAGTCTCGTAATTCACTACCTTGTTTTACTAACTCAGCATATATATCGTGAACAACGTGAAATCCTGCTATAGGGTCATATTCATTTTCTCCTTCATCAATCCACTTATTTATTCCAAGTTTTTTCGCTAGCTTCTGTACTGGGTGTCATAGGTATTTCTTGCTCTTTCTGTACTAAGCCTGATTTTTGAACTATCTCATTTAGATAATTCTCAGCTAGCTCTTGCATTCCATATTCTTTTAATAATGCGTCAAATAAATCCCCTTCGTCTGCATATTTTACTTTACACGCTTGGCTTGCACAGGCATAGAATAAATTAACCATTGTTGTAAAGTCTGGATTTTGGAATGCTTCAAATATATTCTTACCTAATTTTTTTTCTAAGTATAAAATACTTGAACTCTTTAATTTGAATTCATACTCTACACCTTCAATTTTAATGATTACTACATTATCCATAATTTCAATCCTCCTATTTAATAAAATGGTGGGTGTAAACGCCCGAAGATTGACCTGGCTAAACTGACCACCTAAGTTTAGTTTTATTTAATTAAAGACTATTTTGATTTGGTAATGACACTTTTATATCACTTCTTACGTCGTGATAGATACTGAATTTTTCAATATCTTGTTGAGCGTCAGCTGTATAGCTTATGCTACAAGTTGCGTCATATTCAATTATTACTCCTGAAGCCTTATATACTATCCAGTGAGCTTTAACTTTAGGGTCAGCGTCAGCCATTTCTTTAACGCTTCTTAGGTTATGAGCAACCCCAGCGTTATCTTTGAAGCTCATCATATTGATTTCATATGTAACTTCTGCGGCTGGTTGTAATCCTAAAACTGATGTTTCTGATTTAGTATTATCTAATGTTGTTGTATCTATTGTATTTGGTTGTCCACCAAAATCTGGTGTTGAAGCCAAACCGTAAACTCTTGTATATCCACCTAAAGCAGTGTCTAGGTCTGATTGGTTATAAGAGCCTGCGTTTCCAACAAATCTACCAACGTGGTCTTTGCTAAAATATAACGCAGTACCAAGTGTGGCTACTTGAATTTTTGCATCTGGATCCATAATATTACCTCCTATAAAATATTTTCCTTAACAAAGTATTTAGTTCAGTGGACTATCTTAATGTCCCTTCTAAAGTATTTGCTTGTGCGTATGCAGTTAACATACATTCGCGATAGCCTGTGTCTGGTGTAATAGGACTATCTTGAGTTGTAGGTCTAAATCTTAATTCGCCTAATTTTTCACATATAGCGTCTAGGTAATCATCAAATTGCTTTTGTGTACCACCTTTTGTAGATAAATACCCAATTACAGAAATAGTATATTGTTCATTATCATAAGATAAATCTCTGTGATTTAAACTAGTTCTGATGTCATATCCAAAATAATATCTACCTTTTTCAACCATTTCTTGAGGTATAATGATACCAGTTTCCAAACCTTCGATTTCGGTTAACTTACTTTGTATCATTACACGAAGATTGTTCACTAATCTCATTTAATCTACCTCCTATTTTTTATATTTCTGTTTTCTAACATAATTTTTAAGATTTAAACTATCAATAAAACCTTTCATTTGAAGCGAAGTGTGCATTTCAAATAAATGTGCTGGTGTTGGATAATTATAAGCGGTTGGTCTTTCAGCTTCTTCGTTATAAAACCAATAATGACCTCCACCTCTGGTGCCTTCTCTTAACCATTCATATACCTGTGTAGCAGTGATAGTTTTATCTCTATGACCGTCATTAGGATATGGGTCTGGTTTTATAATAATACTAACTTTGCTTTCATATTTACTTTTCTTCTCAATTTTAGTATCAATGGCTCCTTCAAGAATACCAGTATGTTTATATGAAAGCGTTTTACGGCTTAATCTTTTTCTATCTTCACCATATTTACCTTTATTTTTTTCAGCTTCTTCGGCTTTTTTAGCTTTGTTATATTCAACCTTTTCTTGCTCGCCTCTAGCTCTTGGGTAATATGACGCAACTACATTTGCTTTATGTGTTTCTTTTAATTTATCAGCTACAACCTGTTCAAGATTTATTCTCATATCTTCGGCTTCTTTCATTAACTTTTTAGTTATATTCACAGTGACTTTTTGTTGCCACCTACCGAAGTTATCTCTATAATGTGAGTTAGCCATAAAATCACCTCCATTGTATATCAATATATAACGGAGTAACCTTCACAACAGCGTACTTATTTCCTTTCCACTCAACTAAATACTTTGTTAAGTTGTCTGGAGAATTATTTGTTTTCTCCAATAAAAATGGTTCTAAGTCATTGTATATAGATTTGAAGCGGTATGTTTTGTCAAGGTTAGCACCGTATGCACTTTGAGCAATCTCATCTGACGCAAGGTATTGCACAGCTCCGTCAGCGTGGAATATATCTTCATATTCTTCGATTAAGTCACCGTCCGCACCTCTTGTAGATTTAAGATTATAAAGTACGACCGGTGTTAACTTTGACAATAACATAACCTTTTCTCCTTTACTTACAATTTATTATTCTGTGATGTTAAATGCTATAGCTCCTGTTCTATTATTTAATATAAATACATCACTGTATTCTTTTTCATAATAGATATAGTCACCTTTAGTTCCAGCTGCTGGAGCTTCCATACCAACAAATGCGTATTTGCTAGGTGTTAAGATAGCAGATGGGTGTACTAAGAACAAGTTGATTTGTTTAGCACTATCAGATGGTTCAAATCCTGTAGTGAATGTATAAGCAGTCTTCATTAAGAATGAAGGTACAGATATTAACTTGATTTCGTCAAGTCTATCTACAACTCTGTTTATAGTATTTTCACCATTTTGAACACTTCTTGATAGACCAATGTTACTAGCTTGTTTTAATAAAGTTTTAACAGCTGGAGTAACATATAGTAATCTTCCTTGTGCAGGTACTAATGCTTCGTCCATTTGTTCCATTAACTTATCAAATACTGCTAATACATTGTCTACGTTTAAAGCTGTAGTGTCAGCTGTTTTTCCTTCAGCTACCCAATCAGCATATATTTTTGAAATTGTATATGCATCTTTTTCTGGAAATTTTTGTGTTTCGTTGAATACTTGTGTTGCGTTTTGGATAGTTAATACCATATTAGTATCCATAACGTCTGCTGGGTCTATACTTGTTGACCACTCTCTGTAGAATGTAAGGGTTTTTGTCTCCCATTCATTATCTACGTTTCTTTGGAATGTTCCATCTATAGCGTCTCTGTTAACATTTTTTCTACCTGTTACAGAAATTGATGGAATATGAATTGTTTTTGCGTCTACGAACTTATATGTTCTGTTGTTAGCTACATTATATAATTCACCAAAGTTTAATACGTTTGGATATGCTTGTGCTAACGCTCTTTCGTAGGCTTCGGCATAATTAACTGCGCCCATAATAAATCCTCCTTTAAATTATATTTTTTTTAAACTAAAACAAGTTCGTAGCAAACCGAATGGGTCTAACTACACAACTGTTACGTTATATAGAAATATTACCCATCCCATTTGCTACGAACTTGGACCGAATTTCATACCAAATATCGTATGCCCCCAGGACATATCTATTTCTGTTCATATTATAACAAAATTGAACAGAATAGTCAAGAGATATTTTAACTTTTTTTATAAAACTTTCCAAACGTCCCAAAGTTCTCTGTCTCTACAGTCAAATGTGTCATATACAACGCCGTCAATCACCGTAGTTATATGATTAGGCATAGTTATTAAATATGTTCCAATTTGACATCTTTCGACAAAATCACCAACTGTTTCGTCTGGATAAGTTTCAACTCTGTCATACCTATAATCCAACAAAGGTTCAACAAAATTCACATCATCAAGTAAGATACCGTTTTTCTTTGCTATTCTACTTAAATCGTCATACGTGTCACTCCAACTTTTATCTTCCGCAGTAGAAATAGCACGAATTACACAATCATTCACAAAATTATTATGCTCATTAGCATTATAATATTTATACATTCACATTACCCCATTTGGCTTATTTTTCTTAAATGCTTTCTAATTATTTGCTTTGCTTCTGGAGAATCAACTTCTTTAATCATCTTTTGAGCAAACTCTGTGAACAATCTCATAGTGTCTTCTAATGCTTCCATACTATCTTCTCCTGCATTATAATTACCTCTATTATATGCAGAACGACTTTCTGAATATGCAGAATAACTTTCTTTCATATCTTCAATCATATCTTCTCCATCGTCGTGACCTCTGTATCTACCTCTACCTGTACCAGGTACACCACGTCTACCGTATCTTCCTTCTGAATATCCACCTTCTGAATAATCTCCATAATCATTATATCTCATTTTCATAACCTCCTTTTTACATTTCCAGTAGTCAATATTTTCTAAATCTTTATCAATATCAACTAACTTATACAATACATCTAATTCGTCACTTGTCAGTTCTGAATTAGAAAATTTTTCGAGTTCTTTACAAACAAGTTCTTTCACTTTATCTGTATAGCACACTTCTTCTTTCTTTTCTTCTTCCTCCTCCATATAAACACCTCCTATTGCACTCTTTTCTTAATTACTAAATTTGCACTCGCAATAATAGGAGTTTGTGTATCTATACCAGGAGCAGTTAAATCTGTAAAATCTGGAAGACTAGGTACACTACCTACAGCTATAGTTGTATTACCTTTTCCACATACTTGTAGTATAGTATCAAATGTTAAAGTGGTGACATCACCTGCGGTAGCAAGAGTTGCTGCAGTAGTTGTTCCAGGAGAAATTATACCATCTTCATATAAAGCTAGTGCCACTTCTCCAGCTGTAGCTGAGCTAACTACGGCTTTAAATGTAACATCATAATATCCACATTCAAGTAATTGATATAATGGAGAACCTTCTCTGTGTTGAAGCCAACCATTACAACAATTTGCACTTCTAGTTCTTATATCGTCAACACTAAACGTTATAAAAGCCGTATTATTAGTTAATGTAATTGGTAATTCTTGTACGCTTTCTATCATAATCATCAATTCCTTTCTAAAAAATTAAAGAGACAGACGAAACTTGTCTATCTCTGTTCATATAGCAAGTTCTCGTATTCGAGCATCCTGTAATCAGGTGCTTGCTGTTTTGTTTTTACTTAAAAATTTCCATTACATCCGCATCCACAGCCGTTATTATTGTTGCAGGTAAATATCGGAGTGCGTCCATAGACCGGAGTTGCCGGAATTGGGCAGCTGTTCAATCTGTTATACAACTGGTCTACCTCATTACTAAATCCTTGAGAAATAAATGCGTTTTGAGCAGTTTGACTTGCTCTAAAATCTGCTGTACTTAGTTGTCTTTGTAAGTCTGCAATTTTATCATTTTTAGCTTCAACTTGTGCTTTTACTCCATCTAATTCTAATTGACATAGTTTATCAAGAATAGCTTGTGTATTAGAAGTTGCGTTTGTAATAATATCTCTTGTATTATTAGCGTCAGCAAATCTTGTAGCATTTCCTTCATTTTGAATAATGTTTTGAGTTTGACAATTTGCTAATCTATTTTCACAGCAACAATCAGCAAATTGAGAACCTAATTGGTTGAATCCCTGTAACATTGCTGTTTGATTATTGAAGTTTTGGTTCATATTAGCCATTTGTCTAGCATTAGCTGCAGTTTCAACATTAGCAAATCCAGAACTTACAGTTTGGTTCACTCCTGCGAATCCATTGCACAAACTTTGAGAAATGTCTCCACAACAGTTGCAAAGTTGTGTACTGATTCCTTGTACTGAATTAGAAATATCATTTAATTGATTTCCTAATTGTAAAGTATTGAAGCCTTGATTTGTATTTTGCATTATTTCTTTTTGTCCGTTTGATAGCCAAGGATACATATTATCAGCACCTCCGCCGAAGCCACCGCCGAAACCACCATTGTTCCAGCCACCCATAGCAAAAATTAGAAATAATATTATCCACCAAGCTCCATTGTCGCCAAAACCTCCAAAACCACCATTGTTTCTGTCTTGGATTAAAGCTACATCAGAGGCAGATAAACCACCATTTCCATAATCCATAACTTTTCCCTCCTTTTTAAAATATTTATATTATTGCAATAATATCTATTTAAAGGTGTTTTTAAATTTATTAAATTCTGTATCAAAATCTAGTCCACGTTGTTTGCATATATTTCTCGCAAAAGTTTCAACACCTTTTGTGTTCCCATTTTGAGCCATACTTATCACATTATTTAAAATAGGGTTATTTATATTCATTTTATTCAATATACCTTTGGGAGTTAGTCCTTGAAGCATATATTGTTTTATCATATTTATAGGATTCATAACTATTTCTCCTTTTTATATTTTAAGTCATCTGCAATGTCTTCTAACTTACGTTTTAGTGTTTTTACGTCTTCTTTTAAGTCTTTTATATCCTTACTGTTCACATTTTTAAGTTGGTCTTTCAAATCGTCTCCTGTGATGAATTTACTATCCATATTTTTTAATTGTTTTTCTAAATCATTTTCAGTTATATATTTATTTTTATTTTCTTCATTTTCAATCATAGGTTTATATATAACTACTTTACTTGTACCGTCTTGTTGTAATTGTTTAGTTATAATAGCTGTACCGTCTGTTAGTGGAAAATAACTAACACTTCCGTCATAAGGAATATCAGTAGCTTTTACAACATCTAAACTATCCACAACCTTCCCTTGTAAGGAATTTTGTGGTCTATACTGATTTTGTCTTGATATTGGGATTTGTTGTTGAGTTTGTTGATTATAATTCAAATATGGATTAGTATAAGGATTGTATATATTATTGTAATTATAAGGTTCGTACATAATTATTACCTCCTATCTAAATCCATTTTATAGAAATAAAAAATAAAATGTCAGTCAGACAGAACAAAAAAAAAATATGAGGATTTTTATATCCTCATATCTTACAATAAATTCTAATTGCAAACGCTACTTTATCTAATTTTTCAACTATTCTAGGATTATCCATATCCAGAAGTTCGCTGATTTCACTAAAAGTTTTCTCGTCCTTAAATCTATATTTATATACCAAATATTCAATACCGTCTAATTGCTCTAATTTCTTTTCAAATTCAATTAACTTATCATCAAATCTATTATATTTGACATATTCAGCTACGTCAGCGTATTTACTAGGTGTGCCGTCTGTATTCCACAAATACATATCTTTAATATTTGACTTACCAGTCATTATGAAAGCACTAAATATCGCAAATAATATAGAAATGACTAAATCTACTTTTAGTAAAACAAATATACTAAGCATTATCAGCGTACTCCAAATTAAACACCTATACCAAGTTTTGAAATGTAGCGCTTTTCCAAATAACCCTCTACTAATCATAAATGTTAGCATTAGTATAACCACATATCTCATATCCAGTTTTAGAGCAACACCAGATAGAAATATAATTGCAGTCTCTGCTAAATTAAAAATCAGAGTGGGTATCAATCTTCCTATTCTGTTCATAATGTTTCTCTCCTATTCTCCATCTTCTGGGTTGTAAATCCAAAACCAGCTATCCCAAGGCCAATCTGACATAACTATCACCTCACTTTACAAATAGTAATGCGTAAAGCATTCCAAAATTTATAATGAAAAATAACAAGTTGAATACAACAGTATTTATAGCTCTAAAAGTTGTGGTTTTAATTCGTTTAGGTTTATCGTTTCTGTTCCATAATAATTTGTATAAATTTTGTATTTTATTGAGTTTATGTCTGAATATAAATAAAAGCGTAAACATTAGTATACGACTTGATAATACTACTAAAATTATATTATGGTTGAATAATATTGACACACCAGCACTAATCAAAATCAGAATTATACTACCTATACTAAACGTGAATATATCTATAATTTGTGATTTTTCTTTATATAAAATTTTTAATATTATATAAGTCATAAATGTATAAGTAACCTGAAACCACATATTAAACGGAAATGCTAATTTTAACAATATATATTCTAATATCATTAAAACAGTAAATAATATTCGTTTTTCTTTTATATTTTTAACCAATATCATAAATAACGCAAAATATATAGCTTCAGGTATTTGTCCCAACAATAATTGGTCTAATTTCATAAACAACACTCCTCTTGTTCGTTATTATACCAATTATTTATTTTAATGTCAAATATATTTATTATGATTCTGTTATGTTCGGTAAGTTATGTAAATACTCCCAATCATTTCCGAATTTTCCTAATGTACTATCAGACAATTTGAAAAAAATTGGAGCGTCAGTTACAACATTTGTGTTCAAAACAATATCTGTTTTTATTTTGCAAAAATAAATAACATCAGTGCCACGAACTACAAAACATATATCGGGAGTAAAAAGGTTTGTGTCTGGCACACTTGTATTGTTTGTTATAGTTGCTTTATTAGTTGGAGTTGTTTGTATATTAACTCCATTAAGAGGTGTATTCCAAGTTCGGTTAACCATATCATATATTCTACCGAGCGTATAAGCCTGATATAATTTTCATTTTAGAATTATTTATGTCGTAATAACCAGAAAGTTTACATCCATACGCTGCACCACGTAATGTTGTTTTCGACATAACAATATCAGTTGGTGAAATCACAGCCATATTAGCCTCTCCTGTACCAGCAACATAAGGCATAATATATAAATTGTCTCCATTATATAAAACTACAAAATCGTCTCCAATAAACCAAGTACCAGATTGTGAGGATGAAAATGATTTTGAAATTAAATTATAATCATTAGTTAAAGAGTTGATATGTAATACTTTATGGTAATACGTTCCAGAATCTCCGCCCCAAGCCTTCATACCTCCAATATAAACTTGTTCATTAGCTTTACCAATAATATATTCGTGATGATAATCATAATTTGAAGCAAAGTTAATGGTTGTCAATAATTTTAAACTGTCATCTTCACTAACATACACTTGAATATTGGTCTTAGCCGTAGAAATTCCAATATATAAATTATTGCTATATATCGCGTCAAACATACTTGGATTCTCAATCGTAGCGGACAAAGTTCTATCATCGATTTTTTCTAATAGATTATTTTTTAATCTATACGTCATCAAACGATATTGGTTACTAAATGTTAAACGAATAATGATGAAAGCTAAATCATTCGTTGCTTGTATACATTTAAGAGTATATGCAGTAGGATTAGACGGAGTAGATACATCTTCGATAACGTCTTCATAAGTATCTCCTGACGTAACAATATTTATTTTACGAAGAATAATTTGATGATTTGTGTTTGTATTATCTAATTTAGTTGAAACTGCTACTTCCGAATTATACACAATGTTTGATAATACATAATTTTGATTATTAAGATTGCTCACAAACTGTTGGTTCGGTGAACGATACATATACATTAAGTTATGTTTATCATCTTCGTCAGAATTTGATTTTTCTAAAGTAATACCGTGAGTTGGAAATACACGATTTTCATTATCTAAAACCAAATCAATTTCTTGAGTATTGATTCCGCTTACATCATTTAATATTGAAGATAAACCAATTTTATTGGCTACTGTTCCATCACCTGTAATTATACCTTTTTTACTATAAGCAGTCATACCTGAAAATAAATCACTTTCGTCAGCACTAAATTGTGTTGAAGCGATTATATATTTATTTTCATACTCTATTTCTGTTCCAGAACCAACTATATACATTTGATAATAAGAAGTACCAGAAACATCCCAACGATAGTATGTACCACTACTATTCACTAACCCTAATAAATAATACGAATTAGCCGGTAAATCTAAAACTTTTCCCTGTGTAACCGCTCCAAGATTAGCCACACTTACTACCACTTCAGTACGAGACATATTTGTTAAATCATAACTATAATATGTCACATCCGTTGGTGTTTGAGAAGCATTAAAGACTAAAGGCGCCCATCGATTATTATAAATATACATATTTTGATATTGTGTTGGCACAAAATAAGCTACACTTAAATCTTGTGATAAATATACAAACCCACGAATACCTAAATCAATAATTTTTCGTAATTTATTCCCTACATTTTTTCCACAAAATATTGTTTCTCCAGAATAGAAAGCATCCATTCCAGGATTACTTCGTGCGACCAAATTATAATTATCACCACTTTGTTCTCTTAATTTAAAACTATCTACAGGTTGATTAAGTGCGTATTCGTATAACCCATCAAAATATTTTCCACCTATTTTCATAAAGTTACCAATTACATTATTCCAAGGTTCCATAGGTTCATATTTTATCACAGTTCCAAATTCTTGTAATTCTTCTCCACCATCAGTTCTTGTGTATGTTATTCCATCTTGGCTTTCATATTCTACTCTCATTTCGCCAGTATTTCCATAACCATCAAAACCAAAATTTGAAGATGACATATATACCATTCCTTCAAACCAAGTACCGTCTACTGGTCTAAATCTTCCATAAACGTTTCCTGTAAATGCTTCGTTTAATACTACTGTTTGTGGAAAAATACAACTACTAAATTCACTTTCTTCTTGCACCGGTTGTGTAGCATCTCTATATATTATTGCTAAATCACCTTCACTAGGATTTGGGTCTGCTTGCATAGCTTGTTCAGTTTCAAAAAGTTTTACATCTCCACTTCCACCTTCTTGTGGTACATTAACTATTACAGTACCCAAACCGTCATAATTTTGGTCGGCGGTATATGAACCGTTTTCTGTAACTGTTTTATTTTGTAAAACTGGACTAACGCTTACACTAATGTTCACATTTGATAAAGCGTCAAATTCTTGGTCTGGTAATAAATTATAATTACCATTTTGTGTTACGTTTAATGTTTTTGATTGATAATTTCCCCCAGTTTCAATACTTAAAATCTCAGTATCAAAATCAGAAGCGGGGATAGGAGTATTATCCCCAGTCTTCTGTTTTATAGCAGAGGAAACGTCATTCAAAAAATTTGTTAAATTGTTAATTCTCGCCATTTGTTACCTCCTCATTACTTATATTTATTTTATTTACACCATATTGTCTGTGTGTTACATTGTCAGTCATTCCATTTGTAACCAATAAATTATCTAAGCCATCAGTTAAGTGTATCGGTTTTGCAAGTCCTAAATTGCCTACGTAAACAGTACCAATACGATAGCCATCTTCACATTTTACCATTGCAATCGGAGTGGACCCTTGTGTTCCATAAGATACACCGTCTTCCCAATGTAATACGTGGTGAGGCATAGTTAGCACAGATGAAGTCATTGTTGACAAATCATAAATTGTCAAAGTACGAATAAGACCGGCTACAGACCAACCAGTGACACAATAACGTTTATATAAGTCCATTCTTCCACTTGGATAAGTAACTGTGGTTTCTTCCGTTATCGCTAGGGTTGATTTGTTAATTCGATTTTTTCCAAACCAACAGTAAGTAGAATCGTGTGTTGAGTTTTCTGTCATTATTATTGGCCAAGCAAGCACAGAGCTTAAATCGAGAATCTTTGTAAGAGTTTTTCCTCCACTATCTTCCTTTATAGTGTCAGTAATACCATCTAAGCATACATAACGTCCATAAAATTGAGAACGGTCATTATTTTGAGTTTGAAAGAAAATGTTAATATCAGTTCCGTTAATATCTGGTGCAATGACTGTCCTCATAGATGTATAAGTTGTTGAGGCAGTAAACGTTAATAGCTTTTTACATTTAAACTCACTTTCTGTCAAATCTATACTGTATACCCAACCAGATTGTAAAGTATTACTATATATATAAAAATGTATCTTAGAATGTAAAAGGTCAGGTAAAATGGTAGTCAAATAACAAACTTCTTCACCACTATCAGTCAACGAGATAGATTCTCGTTTTTCTTCGGCATAATAACAACGAATAATTTCACAAGTAGTCTCTGAACCACTATTCATTTTACTGTAAAATAATATTACACTGTCATCTAAAGGTGTCACGTACGCGTGTCGTTGAGTATATAAAGTGTAAGAAATTAAGGTTTTTTGTTCAGTGTCAAAAATTTTAAGACTACCACCTGTAAAATCGCAACATATAGCATATCTATTGTTATAAGAGTAGAATGTATATTGGTAATTTGTTCCAATCACATAGTCAAATTCAGATAAATCTTTTGGAGTATACAACAAGTCATATTGACCAGATGTAAAATTTTCAGGTAGATTGACATTCTTATAAACTGCATTGTTATTCAAATCTGTTAAAGAGCTGATGATATATGGAATATATTTTGTACTAACATAAGACTTTTGACCATATACCTCCTCCTGAGAAGTTGTTAATGTTTTGACCTGTTCTCCCCAAAGATTACTTAATAGACTAATATTACTAATATAATTTTCTCTGTCATAAGTACCTGTAATGATCCCATTTTTACCATATCCAACTAAACCGATAGACAATTCATCTGGAGTTCGAAAAGTTAACTGAGTTTTTGCCAAATAATATTTAGTTTCTGGTTTATGTATCAACTCAGTAGTATGACGATACCAATGGGTTTTGCTGGTATAATACATAGTTATACTCTCACTTGGAAATGCTACTGGAATCCAACCATTTTCAAATGCCTTAAAGTCAATCGGGGTAACAATATCTTCAACCGAAAGATTTCCGTCAAACAAAACATATCTGCTCTCAATAGTATAAACAGCTGTGAGTTCAGTTGAAGTATAAGTCTCATTCTCTAAATCTAACGAATATTTATATAACTTAACGTCTGTTCCATAGACACTAACGTATAATTTGTTATTATAAACTGAAGGTGGAACATAGTCATCTTTATCAGAGGTTGCAAAAAGTTCATATTCTCCAGTCTTTTTCTTGACTAAAGTTGCCTTGCGAAGGTCTTCTTTAAGTTGAAGTAAAATATTTTGTAAATGAGTATTTCCAGCAACTTCTAGCCAAACATCTTCACACTCTGCTTCAGAAGTTAGTTCAAAATTAGTAAAAGCTATATTAAAATTAAGATTACCTTGTGTTCCATATTGATATAAACCATTAAAACATTTTCCGATTGTTTTGAGCATAACAGTTAGTTGGTCTAAATTACAATGTTCATTATAATAAAGTTTCATAATATATGGTAATTTGTTATTCTCAGGTAAGGAAGTTTGACGAGTCCAATTATGACCATCCTCGCTAGTGTATTGTAAATAAATGTCTTGAGTTTTATTATTGTATAATTTCCATAAAGTAGAAGTAATTTCAATTTTCAAATAACCCAAACTAGTTGACCCAGCCAACAGTGTTCCATTTTCATCATATAAATTAACACCGTGAGTAAAACTCCTCCGCTGGAAAATCTTTAATATATACTGTTGGAAAAGCATACATATCAGGCATAGTGATTTCACCATATTGAGCAGCTCGTTCATCTTTATACTCCAATATATTTGGATATGGTACGAAACCTTCACCATAAACCGCGGCTAAATCTCCCTTTGTGGCAGTTGGGTCTGCCTGCATAGCTTGTTCAGTTTCAAATCTTTTGATATGTGTAGTTTTATTGTATAATTCAGCAGTACCAGTTATTTTTGTATCATTTCGATACGCTGTTTTTCCGTATGCAATATCACTAGCCACAGCTGTTGCATCAGATGTATCTAAATGAAATGAGTTGGCATAAAGAGTCCATCCTACAATCGGTTGCACAGACCCACTACTCGTATAATCTATAGTAGAAAGTCCTCCACTTAAATTTGTATAGTTTGCTGTGCCATCAGAATTTATTGTTACAATCAAATCAGTTCCTAAAATGTTAGTTGCTCCATCCGTACCAGAAATAAGATTTTCTAAATTGACGGTTTGGTTTAAGGTATAAGTGCTGGCGGCTAAGTCTAATGCGTATATTTTAAGTTGTTCATTTGAACACATATAATAAGGCGAATATTCACTCACTTCTGGTATAATAAATCCAACACTTGTAGTAATTTGATTATTATAAATAGGTCTTACCGGAAAACATAATTTTCCAATGGCAGTATCTCCTGCCCAAGGAGAATGTAACACAGTATCAGCAGTAATTACTAACGCATAAATAACACCTCCAATAGACGTAACTTCTACACTTGTAGCAGCGGTAGGAGTTGGTGTAGACCACACGCTACTTAAATCTGCTGTCTGTAACGATTGTTCACTAATAATTTTATTTATAATAGGTGTAATTAAATTTACCGCAATACTTGTATCCGTTGAGGTAGATGTATATTCCACACTTGGCACGCTTATATCTACTACACAACCAGATTTTTTAGGTAGATTTATTCCCGAATAATTTGCGTACTTAAAATAACCCAACATTCCATCATTAGTATTATATACTATAGCTTCGTCGTCTATTTCAGCAGAGGCTATTTCCATAGCAGCCATCGAAGCAAAACGTTTTATACCATCACTAGTTGTCGGAATATTAACAGTAACCTCTCCCAAACCAGTATAACCACTGTCAGCGGTATATATACCGTTTTCAGTAATAATTTTATCTTGATTATTTACCTGACTACTTGGCACATTTATATTTAGTGTAACCATATCAAACCCGTCATAACCTGTATCAGGTAATAACTGTATATTAGTGTTTTGTGTAAAATCATAAGTTTTTGATTGTAATTGTTTTTCTGGTACAGCAACGGTTAATTCCAACTCGTCAATCGCATCATATCCTGAGCTGGGAGTAATCGTTTGCGTACCATTCGCAGAAATATTCAACACTCTTTGTTCATACGTACCTTGTGAAGGAAGGGCTAATATCTCTGTATCAAAATTGGCGGCAGGAATATTGGTTTCTGAACCTTTTTTAGTCTTAATCGCACTTGCTACGTCTGTTAAAAAATTACTTAAATTATTTACTCGAGCCATTTCGCTCCTCCTTTCTAATAACTTCTACTCAAAGCATTTGTAATTGACGTTTGTATCGCTGTATCTGTATATTGATTAGCACTTGTTACTGCGCTGGTTCCAACACCATCGGCATAATCTTTCGCATTTTGTTCAGCTGTACTAGCTTTTTCGTCAGCATAAGATTTTGCATTTGCTTCAGCAGTAGAAGCCTGTCCCTCTGCATAAGTTTTAGCAGAATTTAGAGTTAACACACCAGCAGCCTCAATCGCGTTCATCATTTCTTGAGTAGTTGAATATTTTGAAATATCAAATTCAACCATACCTACTGGGTCCCATTTTGTACCAGTCCAATGATATTCTACAAAACCACCTTTTCCGTCAGGTACTAAATAAATTTTTTGAATATCACCTTCTGCTGGTAATTCATCTACGATTACATATATAGATGTATCTACCATACTAGCAATTATTTCGTTTAATGTAGAGTATGTACCATCTGGGTTTAACCATTTATTAGGTAATGCAGGTTTTGAATCCCACGCGCTATCGGGATTTACTACTGTATTTCCTTGCATATCTGTAACAGAACCATCTGCTTGCAACAATTTATTAGGTAATCCTTTTTTACTATCTAATATGTAAGTTGCCTCATTTTCTTTTTTAGCCATTTGTATTTTCTCCTTTCTTAATATTATCTATTTCTTCTTGAAGACGTTGATTTTCTTCTTCTAATTTTTTATTTTCTTCTTCTAATTCTTGTATTTTTAATTTTAATTTATGGGTTTCTTTTTCTAGGTTTAATTTTTCTGACTTTAATTTATAATTTTCTTGCTCTAGGTTTGCTACACGTGCCTCTAATTTAGCCATTCTTTCATTCATTCTCTGGTCTATCTCCAACATACTTTTAATATCGGTATTTATTGCTTCAGCATTAACTTTTCTTTTTTCTGTTAATGACTTCACAATCGCTCCTATGACGCCTCCACCAAGTAATGAACCTACCATTGTAGCAATAACTCCCCAGTCTATTCCCATATTCTCACCTCCTTGGTTTATTAAATTATGTAGCGTCTATTAGTAATTTGTTGGTGCATTAACTTAACCCAGTCATTATAGACGTTTTGTTGACCTAACTCTGATTGAGAGCCTAATCCTTCCGCTCCCCTATTCAAATATGCTATGCAAGAACACTTAACGATTACTGGCCAGCAATCATTCATTACTTCTGTTAATTGTTCTTCTTTAAATCTATTCGTCCATTGAGCAGCTTCTCTAATTACCATAGAGCATACATCTTCTAAATCAGTAGGTACTTCTTCTGTCTCTAATTCCCCAGTTTCTTCATTTACCGTTGTGATTTCGTCTAATTCAGCCTCAGTAATCTCAGCTATCTCTGGCTCACGATAGTTTTTACCTAGCATAAGTTTTGTTTTTTCCACTATTTTTTCAAATGTCATATCTGGTATTTTCGCCATTTGCTAGCCTCCTTCTTAAAAAATATAGACCGGTCGAAATCGTTTTTCAACCAGTCTACTAACCATATTACTTGTTCATATGATTTCCACCTATGAACAGTATAATATATTTCTTGTCTGATTACAAGTGGAGTACAAGTTTTATTTTCCTGTACTACCAAATCCTCCAGCTCTTATAGCCGTAGGGTTAGAAGAATAATCATTTTCAACTTTAATAAATTTTTGTATAATTCCTTGACCAATTTTGTCACCTTTTTTAATAAAACTTCCTGTTTCATTTAATGAACTAAACGCAAAACATATTTCTCCGTCATTATCTGGATTACCATAATAGTCACTATCCACTATGCCCACACCATTCATCAGAATTAACTCTTTTTTCTTAGGGTTAGACGAACGATTACACAACATTAAAAATTCATCTTCAGCAAGTTTTATTTTTATACCAGTTTTAACATATGTAATAGCACCTTTACCTGGTATTAGCATATCTTCTAGTGCATAAAAATCATACCCAGCACTAAACTGTGTACTTCTTTCTGGTAGTTTAATATCTTCTTCTATTCTGTTCACTTTTTCAAATTTCGCCATTATCTTTCTACTCCTTTTTTATTTTCTTGCTTATGATTATAGTCACGTCTAATTAAATCTTCGATTGCAGAATATTCTGCTTGTAATTTATTGATTTGTGCAAGAATTTCCGCTCTACGGTCTAATAAAATCCTCACACTTTTATCTTTTACTAACTCATTCCCCATTTGACTGCTCCTCTTTTAATAATTTTACACCACAATTAAATAAATTATTATATGTTTCATTTTTTTCTTGAGCAATTTCTTCGGTGTATTCAGTTAAATCTATTATTTTTTCATTTTTTAATTCCTGTACTATCATATGTCTAGTCTCGTGTTTAACTATTTCATATAGCATATTCATATGATACAAATTAACCGATATATCTATATAATAAGTGCCATTCCATTCGTGAAACGTGCCTAATAAGACAGTTTCTGGGTTTGATTTACGCGTCTTAAAATTATCCTCGTGCAGATACTTCACGAAGCGGTAACTAATAGGTTTATTTATAGTTATACCCAATGAATTTACATAGCTTTCTGATATTTCCTTAATAGAAGTCTCGTCTATACTTTGTACTTTCATATAGATACTCGTAGTCGGGTCAATTATATAAGTTATAACTATGGTAAAAACTAACACAACTAAGAGTACACTTGCTATCCAAAACATAGTTTGTCCTCCTAAAAACCATTGCCATTTAATTTTCATCTTAATTCCTCCAATGGTCGATTAGTTAATAAAAATATAAAGGCGGGGTCTCCGCCTTTAGACTAGACCTTTTGACAGTCTCTTATATTGACAGCCGAAGTAACTGCGTTTCCTTTACCGATAACAACTCTATCACCAGAAACTTCAATTACGTCGAACGTGTCGTTGTGTGTCCAACTCGCTAATTTCATACCTGAGTATGAGCGAGTGCCTGTAAATCTTACTCTATCTCCTTTTTTAATAGTTTGAGATGAGCCTCCTCCTAGGATTTGATTTACTCTATCTTGTACTTCGTCGTATCTATCGCCTAATACAATACGTCTAATTGGATTGTCCCCGTATTTACGTTCATCTATTACTTCGTGCGCCAAAGTATCAATAGAAGCATTGTGAATATGATTTATAAAGTCTTGTACCTCGTCATAACGGCTTCCTAAAGCCTTTTTTCTTATATCTCCGTCACCATATCTTCCTTCCATTACTCCTGCTACTAAGTTTAATGTACTACCACTTGGAGCTGGGTCTGGAGTAGGCTCTGGAGTAGGAGCTGGTGGTGTTGGTTGACCTGGATTTGGGAAATCGTGATATGCGTAGTTTGTATCCAATCTTCCTGAATAGCCATTAAATTTTCCGTCAGAAGTGAATTGCCACATTGACCAACCTGTTTGTTCATCTGGAGATATGCTTAAACCTCTTTGTTTTCCACCAGAAGTAGGCCACATTGCTACCCATTTATCAAAACGAGATAGTTTATCACCCGCTAACTGATTTCTAAACCAAGATAATGAAGCATATATACCAGAATAATATCCAGCATTTTCAACCTTTTCGCAGAATGCGTAACACATATCTCTTAAAGTTGAATTAGAAGGCATACCATTTCTCTTTTTATAACCATCAGCGTCTTCCATATCAAACCAGCAACCCATTGTAGGATGGTAAGGAGCGATAGCATTCAAGAAATGGTCAGCCTCAGTTTGTGCGCCTGATACATTTAGCGCATATGAATACCAATAGAAACCATAAGGAAGTCCTAACTGTTCACACAATTCGGCATTTCTTTTGAATTTTGAATCTATACTACCAGATACACCGTATCCAACACGTATGATTACAAAATCAATCTGATTTCTCAAAGCTCCAAGGTCTATATTCCCTTGATGAGCAGATATATCAATACCTCTTTTAGCCATTTTCTTGCACCTCCTCCTCTTTAGGGACTATTTCGTTAGCCTCGTAGTCCCTTTTTAACTCAGCGTCACCTTGTTTTATTTCTTTGTTATTTCTTACTTTCACTGTGTTTTCCTCCTTCCAACATAGTTTTTATATCTGTTGCTACAGGAGAAGCTATTTCATATATACCAATCGCACTTGCTAGTAATATGAATATATTAAATATACCAGAAGTAATACCTGCAAAATCAAATTGTTGTAAATATATAATACGTAATACTCCTACTATAATTGAAAATCCTAAAGCAAGCCATTTTGTGTCTATTTTTTCAGGTAAATAGCGTTTGAATACTTGTGTAAGTAATGTAATTATTAGAGAGCAACCTGCCATTGTACCTAAAATTTCAATACTAACAAAATCATTCATATTTTTTACCTCCTATTTTATCTTTCTAAAATTGTTTACGATTTATCATATCGTGCGCACGCTCGTCAGGACTGATTATAAGAGCTTCTGGAAGGCTCAATGATAAATTTAACCTTCTCAAAGAATAAACGCCTGATTTTGCGTCGTAGGCTTCTACAGTGTATGTATATTTTTTATATTGTGGGAATAATTTGAAACCATTTAAGTCTGCGTCAGCATCTTTTGATACATAAACGATTGACCCTATTGAATATTTTGGTTTTTTCTCCTCTTTTTTAGTTGTTTTTTCCTCTTTTACTTCTTCAACTGGAGTTATTTCTTCTTTAACTTCTTCAACTGGAGTTATTTCTTCTTCTGTAGCGATTTCTTCTTTTTTAGTTACTTTTTTAGCCATTTCTTTGTCTCCTTTCTCTATTATATTGTTCGTTTTTGCGTCTATTTCTGCAATAACGACATCTTTTTGGTGGTGTGAAGCCTTTTTCTTCATACCATTTTTGCTCTGCTACGGAAAATAAGAATTCTGTTCCGCAGTCTTGGCATTTAATTTTTACGTCCTGGTAGTTTTCTGACATACAATTACCTCTTTTCTATTATTTTTTGCTTGCAAAATTAAAATTAAACTCTGGTTCTTGTGATTTTTTCTTTTTATCGCCTAATAATACGTCTGGGTGGTCTTTTAATAGTGTTTGTACTCTAGCATTTGTAGCTTCTAAGAATACTTGATTTCTTTTATCTACGTAATCTTCAATTTCTTCGTCTGTACTTACGTCTTCAGCACGAAGTAGTTGTAATAAACGTGGGTCATAACCTTTATCTGCAACGATTGTAGCAATTTTATCTCTACGTCTAATCAAAGAAAGCTCTTTTTCATACTCTGCTATCTTCAATTCTTGGTTGTCTATTTGTTTTTTATATCTTTCTTCCATTGACATTTTAGCCATTTCTTCTGCTTCTTTTTTCTTAGCTTCAATTTCTTCTAAGATATTTTGTCTCATTTTTTCTTTTTCTGTGTTAATACTTGCTTGTAGAGCGCTTTCTCTCTTAGAATACTCTTGTTCTTTGTTTGTAAGGGCTTTATTTATAGCCTTTTCCAATTTTTTGTCAAATTCAGCTTGAAGTTTAGGGTCTTGTAGTAACACGTCTAAGTTTTGTGTGTCACTCTCTTGTGGTTTAGCCACTTTGTTGTTTGTAATTTGTTGATTTGTTGCTGTGTTATCAGCATTTGCTACCATATCTTGAATAGCGTCTTTGTTTTGATTTTCGTCCATATTTAATCCTCCTATTATTTATATGTGAAATAGATTTATGGGAGCGAGCGATTTAATGATATGAAGGGTCTATTTATTTGGTCTTCCTTCTCTTGATTTTAGAGCTGGAATGTTATCGGTTTTATCTTTAACTGTCTGAGTTTTAGTTTTTGTACGATTTTCAATTTGATTATTTGTTTGATTTGCTGTCGTACTTGTAGTCGTTTCTTTATTATTGCCTCGAGAAGATAAGTCTTGAGCGTTGTCAACATCATTTGGGCTAACGAAGGCTGTATCTGGTGCAACTGTCTCCCATAATGTCTCGTTTTCTTCTTCTTTGTTCTTCTTCTCTGTAGCGTAGTCATAACCAAGATTTGATAATAGTGTCTTATTAGAGATTATACCGTTTAGTGCTAACTGTTGATTTATAGTCTCATCTGTCATACTTGGTAGATTTGTACCTATTGTTATGGTTATATCGTCAATATTATATTTGTTTGATGAGATAAGATTTATTCTCTGGAAGAAGTTAGCCCATCTATGCTTAATCATTGTAGTCACACCCTGTTTTACGTCGTCTAACATTAGCGCCATAGTATAGAATTTTCTATCTATTGCACTCGCATTCATATCTCCTGAGTTAAATGCGGCGTCGCTGGTATTAGGTATACCAGAAATCTGGAAGATACTGTCGACGTAGTATTTTAAGTATTTCGTAGCGTCTTCAGCGTGTATTTCTTTTAATAGCCAACTTACGTCTCCTCCCTCTTGTACGAAGAATGTTTTAGAATTCTCTAAGTGTTGGTCTTCAATTTCACGAGCTGGGTTAATAATTTTATCTGGATTACTTGAAGAAATAGGCTTCTCAGGGTCAAACGCTGGATTAGGTATTGTTAGTGGATTTTCTGGTCTATATCCTGATATTTTCAACTTAGCGTCTTTATCGTTATAGTTATACATATTATTTAAGTTGTTCATAATTTGTTCGTATGAAGTGATTAAGCTAATTATTGGGTCTATTATGCTAACTTGTGGGTCTGGCTCGTATGCTGTGAATGTTGGGACGGTGTGTGATGATTCTTTTTCCTCTTTCAAAGTGATTTTATTTTTATATTCAGAAGTGGCGTCTTCGTTAGTTGTTTTATCGTAAATAGAAGTGCCGTAAAAACCAGTGTATGGGTTACATTCAATAACATAGTATAGTGTATGCTCTTGGTTGTCTTCTGAGTTACGTTTGTCGAGAATGTATCTAGTAATTAGACCTATCGGTTTCTGTTGTGATATATCAGAGATGTCTGTTGGGAATATTGCTACTGTGTTTAAGGCAGATAAGGGATAATATGTATAATTTGGGTCGGTTGTGTCTGGAGCGTCATCTGCTGCGATAGCGTCTGCTTGAGTTTGTTGAAGGTCTAACTGTCTCTCATAGCAACAGCCGTAAAGGACTGCGTCGTGGAATAATGCCTTCAAAACTTTTGGGTCATCATTTTTTGAAGATAGAGTTGTAATGATAAACTTCAACTGTGCTGCTGTATCTGGGTCTAATGGAGAAGTGTTTGATGGGTGAAGAAGACGGTAAGCAGGTTCTTCGGAGCTATCTACAATTTCTGCGTTGTATGTAATTTCTCCACTAAGATAGCCAGAGGCTAAGTCGGTGATAAATTTCTCGAAAAATACTTGGACTGTTGTACCTGAAACTATATCTGTGCTTGTTACTCCTCTTAGATAACGGTCATTGATTTCCGAACGTTTTGAAAGGACACTATCAACTTCTGACAATAAATCTTGTAATTTACCGTCATTGTATTCGTCTTTTATGTTTTTTGATATTTTAATCATAAAAAATTTATCTCCTTTCTTCATTTGTTCACATTATATCTTAACTGAACAAAATTTGCAAGTGGAGTACAACAACTTTCTTGACTTTTTTGAGCAACAACCACACTTGACTAAGGTTGAACAATGTGATAAAATAGACAACGGAGATGTTGTCTAATTTATTTGGATATATGTTTTGTGAGTCGCCACCCATCCTGGGCTGGTCCGAAGATATACTAAGTAAGCCTATTTCAGGATTTGATCCTAGATTACAAAAACATAATGATATACTATTGACAAACTACCAAAAAAGTAGTATAATAAACTTAACAAGAAAACAAAAAGAAAAATATATTATATATTTATATATAATATATTCATAAACATAATACTTTGACTTGTTGTTAGTATAATAGTAATTGCTATATAGCAATAATACAATGCTATTATATTATAGTAGAAAGGTAGGTATAATATGGAGAAGTATATCCTATATGTAGGTCTAAATGATAAAGACACAAAAACACAAAAAATTGATACTTTATCAGCTTATAACTTAACAAATAATATTTTACTTAATTATGTTGAAGGTGCAACAGTAACACAATCAAAAGGAATTTATAAACACAATAACGGCAATGTAGTAATAGAAAACACTTTGATTATTGAGTTACTATTCACAGATAACGACACAGTAAACAAAATTGCTAATGACTTAAAGAAAGCACTAAATCAAGAAAGCATTGCAATACAAAAATTCAATATAGAAAGCTATTTATATTAGAAAGGAGGTGTGTGGGTATGAATAAAGAGTACACATTCAAAGACGCTTTTATGATATTGAAAGCTATTGAAAAAACTTGCAAGGACATTTATGACAGCAAAAGCGAAATAATTGTAAGACAATTAGAAAACACAACAGAAAAACAATACAGAAGTGATTATGGACTTTTCAATCTAAAAAACAACGCAGAAAAAACAGCAAAAGAATACACAGAAGAAGAAAAAGCAAAAGTTGAAGAATTGCAAGCACAAATTGATATATTACAAGCACAAATTGATAAATTAGGTACAGAAAAAGTAATAAAAGAAAGCTATAACTCTTTAGTATATCGCAAAAATGGAAATGCAGAAAAAGAAGCTAACGAATTATTGAAAGGCTTAATTGACACAATAGGAAATGCAACAATGAAAAAAGCAGCAAGTAAAAATGCTAAAATAAAATAGTAAGGGAGTAGCCCCTCCCCTAACAGGGGGCAGAAAGGAGTGGATACAATATGGACGCCATTAAATTATTAAATAGCCTTGAAAAGGGTATGCCCCTAGTAGTAACAACAACCTGGCAAGGCTTAACAATGAGAAAAGTCAGTATATATGGAGGGACTGACGGAATAGGCAAATATACCTTCATAGACGACAGTGGAATATATCAATTAACAACAGGATACATAAAAGAGCATTGTAATATCAGCCAAGAGCTAGACCAAGACACAGACCTATACGAAGTAGTACAATTATGTAATAAAATAATAAGAGAGGGGAGGGAGTAAACTATGGACTATTTATATGACCTAGAGCCACAATACGACAGTCGCAAATCATTCTATGGAAAAGCTAAAGTATACAAAGACGACAAAGGACATTTGCTACTAATGAGTTATTCAACAATAGTCGCAGAAATCACAGACGGGATCGCAACAGAAGACGGACGCCCAACAGTAAAAGTGAACGGCTATTATTCACCAACGACAGCTAGACATATCAACGACTTCCTATATCAACACGGCTTCAAAACAATGTGCAAAAAGGAAATGGAAAGTAACTAATCAAGCAAGCCCTTAAAAATAGTATGAAACCAGGGCGAGATACTATCATATCCCAATAATAAAAAAACTAATGATAAACTATTGACATACTACTAGAAAAGTAGTATAATAGAAAGTGAACGGTAATCAGACAAGCCGTAGGCTTTAATCTAACTGATACCGTGTAGAAAGGTAGGTACATATATGAGTACAATGAAAATTGACGGTATTGACGTGCCAGAAATACGTCAAAGCGACTTCTATGCTTTATTAGAAGACGAAGAAAATACACTTGTCTTTGGTAACAAAGGTATAGGTAAATCTTCAATAGTTAGAAAGTTTGCAGAAGATAAAGGCAAGACATTATTAGTCTTTCCACTTGCTACAATGATACCAGAATTTATTGGTGGTGTGCCATATGCACAAGTTAGCAGTGATAAAAAGACAGAATACTTTACATTATTATTAAATGAAGCACTAGCTCCAATGTTTAAAGTCAAAGGTAAAGACTATATATTATTCTTTGACGAAATCAACCAAGCTCCAACAGAAGTTATGAACTGTCTATACGGACCTTGCCATATCGACCCAAGTCAAAGAGAGTGGTGTGGTCATTCACTAGAGTTTGCACAAATAGTTGCAGCAGGTAACTTGAGTGACGGTACTGACGGTACAGTATACTTGAACGAACTTCCAGGACCATTGCTAGACAGGTTTGACGTATTCCAATTAGTAAACAGCGACAAAGACGCAATGGACTACTTAAAGAAGAAATGGAAAAACATTCCACAAGTTGCCAAGTATATCAAAGCAATGCAAGACAGCAAGATAAATCCTAGAAATATGGACCACGTACTAAAAATGTTACAGTTTGAGAAAAACCCATTAAGATTAAGAGCTAAATTAGGCACAGCACTAACACAAAAGTTAGTAGATATGCAGAAAGGAATGAAGTCAATAGACCCAGCAGACTTAATTAAGAATGTAAGAACAGCTTATGAGAGATTTCAAGAAGACGGAATAGTAGCGTGGGGGCCAGAGACAATATCAACAGAAGAAGAACTAATTGAGAAATTCAAAGAGATATTATCAGAGGAAGAAGTTGCAAGTATAGTAAAAGGAGGTAAATAATTATGGTCAATCCATTCTTATCAAGCACACACTATGACACAGAGACAGCGATTATGCTAGAGAGAGCATATGTAACAGACATAGGGAGAGCAGTTGCCTACACTGACGGCGACCG